TCAACAGTTCTTTTTCATCCAATCAAATACCCCCGTTCTCTCTATTTTATCTTTTATATCTCTCACTCTGTACTCTATCGTTCTTAGTGATAGATTTTCTTTTGTGGATATTTGCTTTTGTGAAAAACCACGGCAGAGAAGAGAGAAAATCCTCTCCTCTTCTTCCGTGAAATTGGCATTTTCTTTAATGTATTCAAGTTCTGGCTTAATGAATTTTGTAAATTTCATAAGCCATTTCTCCTGTTAAATATAATCACTTAATCTCATTTGTGCCATTTCGGTATCTAACCTCTGCTTTGATACTTTGTAATAGTATTCGTCAAGCTCAAATCCAACGAATTTATGATTTGTGTTATAGCAAGCTATTAAGCTACTTGCGCTACCTACATGAGTATCAAGTATAATGTCATTAGGTTTTGCGTATCTGTTTAATAACCATTCATATAGCGCAATGGGCTTCTGTGTTGGGTGTATGCGATTTTCTTTACGCTTCATATTTTGCTGAAGCATTCCGTGCCACCTATATTTAATCTTCCTTACTGCAGTACCGAACGAAGTCCATGCAAGCTCGCAATCAGCAAAATCGTTATCTCCATTATCTTTATCCCAAACAATCCAACAACTACTATCAAACGGCATTTTGCTGATAAAATGATTTGCTCCCAAAATAATCTGATTTTTTGACACTCTAAACAGTTCATTGAAATATTTTTCGTTTGGTGGTTTTATATCCATTCCGCTAAAACTCTTGTAATCTTTTGCTTTTGCTAGGTTACCTCTTGTATGGTTTTTATCACCATTTTCTCCAATTCCATATGGTGGGTCTACAATCGCAAGGTCAAAATATTTGTCGGGAAATTCTTTCATTCCTTGCATACAATCCATGTTGTAATATCCAAAATCTAACATTTTCTCTTACCAAAAGGAAACCTCGGTTTTATGTGCGCACAACCTATTCCTTTCTTTGATTTTTATTTAGTTATCTTCTTTTCTCTTAAAACCCTCACAAGACACATCAAGCAAGCAACCGCTTTTTTCGGTTTCCATTCCTCCCCAATATGTCTTGTATCTGTAAGAGTTTTCGCATTTAAAGCAGAAATCCTTGCCATTGTTCAATTTGCAACTTGTCTTTTTATCTTCCAGCTTTTTCCCGATACTCTCGTTTATCCTTTTGAGTTCCTCGACCTTTTTCTGCAATTCCTCAAAATCATCAATGAGTTTATTGTATTCCTTCTTGCTTAAAATCTTCATTCTGCTTCGCTCCCTTCAACTGTTCTGCTATCTGCTTTACTTGTCTTATGGCATTTTCCCAAGTTGCGCCCTCGGTTGGTAATCCGCTTGACATAGCCATTCCGGAAAAACGCTCAATGATGTTAGAGGTCAAATCATCAACAGCTTTGTCATAACTATCAATATTAGACTTTCGATATTTAAGCACCTCATTATTCAGAGCTTCTTTGCCCCAATCTCCGCTATCAAACCATTCAACAGCTTTGAATACAGGACTAAGCGCTTCAAAAAGTGTTTCTATTCGTATACTTGCCGACTTGATATACTCAACTAATCTTTGTGTATCTTTAGCCACATCTTCAAAACCTGCACTGTTCAATCTGTCAACCATATCTTGCAATGTTTCTACTGACGAACCATTCATAAGCTCGTCAACATCTTTACAATACAAATAATTCCAACTTCCACCACTCATTCGCTCTCACCTACTTTTAATAAATCCATAAACCTTTAAGTTGCAACCTCGGTTTACCGAGGATTCGTTATTCCTTTCTTTCTTCTAAAATTTCATCAAGACAGATATTGAAGCCAGCCTTCACGCCTTCTGTCCATCGACCGATAGAATTCAGCTCTAACACCGTATGAGTTTCTTTCCTCTCCGGCAGTTCCCGGAGCGGACACCAATCTGGCTTTTCTCCGTCTGGTAAAAGTTTTCCTACCGCACAGCACAGATATTCGTCATCATTCTCTGTCTCATAGCACAATGTGCATTTCTGGCATACCTGTTCCGGCATATCCATAATCAAAACTGCTTTAGCCATACAATCACCCTTTCTTTTTCTTCTTAGGCTTAAACTTAAAAACATCATTTTTCTGACGGCTTACCATGCTACGATAGCCGTTCATTTTACTGGCTCTGCTTTTTCCCATCTACTCCACCGCCTTTCGCAATCTCGATTGCTTCTTTCAGCACTTCAACAGCTTTTCTTTGCTGGAATTCTTCTGTTATCGTTCCGTTTTTCTTTTCATATTCAATACAACGTTCATGCGTCTGTATTCTCTTCTCCAACTGCCCCACAACCTTGTCCACATCGTAGGCGGTCGGCTGTGCATCTATCACGCTTGCCAATGTTGCCAAACTCACTCTCCTAAAATCATCATCAGATTTACTCGCATTCATGCAATATTCTTTTAGTGCATCTGCACCAATCAGTCTCATCGTTTTTTATCTCCTTTTTTCAAATAATCAAAAATCTCATGTCCAATCATCGCTACAACTGACAGAACGCAAAAAAGATTGACTCCAAATTTTGTTAGAATATCTAACCTAATGGCTATAAGTATTAGTAGAATGAAATTTATGTACGATTGAAACATCACTCTTCATCACTCCTTTCAATTTTCCTACCGCATACAGGGCAGAATTTAGGCAGCTCCCTTTGAAACGCATCTATTCCAAAATCATAACCGCAACACTCTGTAACTCCATCAATTATCCGAGTTTTTCATTGTTTCGTTCCATAGCTGCTTGGTATTCTTCCGGTGTGCCGATTGCGCGGTACTTCTGAACCTCTTCCAGTGCCTTAATTGCTACTCTAGTAGCTTTCGCAACTCTGCATTCCCCATATTCACAATTAAACGGGCTGTCTGTGCCTTGTGCGCATTCATAACAACTATCTTTCTTTAATATCTTAATTGCTTCATTCTCCGTCATGCCTACACCTCCAACAATTCCGGGTTGTCAAACGTATTGCCGATAACTTCTGCATCAACCATATTTATCCAATAACCTAAATCTTTTCTGTATCTTCCAGTGTGCTTGTCTGACCAGCCTACATAAAATCCAACGTGTTCAGTTTTGGTGCTATCAAAGCAGTTCTGATAACTGCCGTATTTGATTTGCGCGCAAACATCACTAAATAAGTCTTTTACAATATCATTCTCCCAAATCAGCTTGCCATTCTTGTCCTTAAGTCCGGTGCACTGGCAGACGGTGGACGGGTCTACCTTTTTAGCAAAATCCTTATACTCACTCGGATATATCCCTATAATTTCAATTTGCTCCCCTGTCTCAATGTCTTGCTGTTTATCAACAAGCAGGCTTCCAATGATCCATTCGTCGGTATCAATCCGCTTTGCGCGGAATAAATATCTATCTTCCATATTCTCTCCTATTCCGCTTCTGATTGAAGTTCTTTTATCCATCCATCATAATCCCATGAACTTCCACATATAGTGTCACTTGTTACGGTTGATAGATAATCTGCTAACTCTTCATCCGACATATTCCTTATCCTGTCGGCATTGGTCACTTTCGCGTCAACAAGTTCAAAGCACTCATCACGCCATTTCAATACATTATCAATATTAAATGAACTGTAACCTACATGGTAATAATCTTCGCCGACTTTTTTGTACTTGATTTCGTAATATGGCTTGTTGTCTATCATCCTTACGATAATTTCCAGAGATGTAACTTTGTTTTTTGTATCATCATTTTCTGAAACTTTGCTATCACATCTGCAACAAGGCTCGTTATCTATTGAATTGCTGTTGTGCTTGCAGTTACAAGAAATCTTTTCTTCACTATCATCAAATGCCTTTAAAAACATTTCAGCAATTTCTTTCTCGTAATTCTCTTTTACTAAGATTCCATCCGCTGTCCGCTCTGTTAATCTCTCCATGTTTATTCCTCACTTTCTGCCAGCTTCGCGAATTTCCAACTTGCAATATCTGATTCACCTTCTGCGCTCCATGATGTTGCTCCATGATACCAAGTGAACACCGTGCCGTTTTCATACATTGCAAAATATCCCCGATTCCACTCGCCGCTTTTTACGTCTTTCACAAGAATCGGCGTATCGACCGCTACCTTGCTCCAATCAACAGGTGGCTCAACATATTCACTGTTCGCCCATTCCATTGCTTTCGCCATACAAATGAAGCTGTCACCGAAATCGCATTCATCGCAATCGGTTCTGCCACATTCTGTAATTTTCCCATCAACCTTAGCGAAGCAATGACCACTACACACAACATCCAAAATCTCTTTCGCATATTTCTCTCTGTTCAGCATATTTAAACCTCCAAATCACATACAAACTTAATCTCATCTGCCAAACTTTGTGCTATCATCGGCACCGTCAACTGAAACTGCTTGTAATTAGCTAACGTATCAATATAATCAACAAACTTATCCGAAAACTCCTGCAACTGCTTAACAGACAGCTTAAACTCCTTTTTCAGAATCGTAAGTGTCAGCGCAAAATAGTTAAACAAAGATGCGCTGGAAAGCCTGTAGGCTTCACGCTCGATACAGAACCCTTTCTTTGCATACAGGGTCATTAACTGTCTCTGTGGAATTTTTCCGACTTCTTCTTTGATGTCGATTCCGTATTTACTTTTCAGATAAAAAGACAAGTCCTTTCCAGTATTTCCACCGGATGCTACTTCATCTAAGTAGGATTTCAAAAAATCCTGCAACCGGATGATTCTTGCCTGTCCGAAACCGAATTTGTCATGCAGAATTATGTACCCGATCACGACAAAATCTTTGTACGATTTTGATATAACCTTATCAGCATTTCTCTTTTCAAAATCATTTCGCCCGATAATCCGCATTCCCTGTTTTGTGTAAAATGTCGGCTTTTTCTTCCGTCTCAACGCATTGCTCATTTCTTTGATTTCTCCTTTCTGTATGTGATTTCCAACCATGCAAAATGACTCAATACAAGCTGTCTTGCACGCTCTTCAATCTCCATGCCTTTGTATTCGTTTATCAATGATTCTCCGGCTTTTACAACTTCATCCCACCAAGAATCAGAGTTGTCCGGGGAATAGTATTTCTGAATGAATTGCCAATAATCCATAAACACTTGCCATTCTTCCGAACCCTTTTCGATCTTTGCACTTGCCATAGCCGCTACATCTAAAACGGACAATCGCCATTGTATGGCTTGAATCCGTCCCCACGTTCTTTCTTTTTAATTTCCGCAACAACATCATTGAATGGTTTTTCGATTTCAACGAACTTCATGTGATCTCCATCAAACTCCATTGCTTCACGCATTGTCATTCCCTGCCTGTTTTTCTCGATTTTTACGCCTTTGGCTCCCTTGTCATTGTCTGACAGATTCCACAGCATAATTATGTTTGACGCATCCTGTTCGATTGCTCCGGATTCTCTCAACTCTGCCATGGTAGGCTCTTTTGTATCTCTGCTTTCAGATGCTCTTGTTATCTGCGAAAGTGCTATTACATGCGTATTTAAGTCTCTTGCAACCGATTTTAAACCTCTTGAAATTGATGCTACTTCTTCATTTCTTCCGGAATATCTGTTATCCGGCATAAGCAATTGCAGATAGTCAACAACGATAACGTCAAAGTTTTGGTGTCTGCATTCTGACTTTATTTCTCTCGGGGATACAGTGCCGGACGCAACCCATAATTGATAATTACTCATTTCTTCATTTGCTTGGTTAAATTTTTCCTGTTCATCTCCAAGAAAAGCCTTTGCCCTTCTGATTCTCGTTAAGCCGATTTCCGTAAGTCTTGAAATAAATCGCTCATACACCTGTTTGTCAATCATCTCCAAATTGAAATATGCAACTTTAAGTCCTTTTTTTGCCATATTCCCAATGATCTGCGTTGTGAGTGCTGATTTTCCGACTGCCGGTCTTGCAGCAATTACTGTTACATCACCGCGTTCAAGGTCTCCAAGCGCATCATCAAGTTGCGATAACCCGATTTTTATACCACCCTCTCCAACGCTTTCGTTGAAATATTTGTCTTTATTCTCAACTGAAATCTGCTTCATTGGTTTTAACTTTACTTCTTTCCCCTCTTGCAAATGTTCAAGTCTTGTAAGAAGATCGCTGATTGTATCATCAATGTCGCATGGTTTTAAACTGGATTTCTGATACATGTCACGAACCGTTCTTACTTTATATTCTTTCGCAACCGCATCGGCATAGCTTTTAACCATAGTTGAGGTGATTGTTTCGGTAATACAGGATTTCATCAATTCACTAATCTGTTCCTGGGTGTATTTGTGATTCTCAAGTGCCATTGATAAAGACATGGGGTCAATGCTTTCATTCCGGTCATACATAGCAAGCATTTCTTTGTATGTATCCTGTGCAAATTCCGAACTAAACATTTCCGGTTTCAGTGTTCGCCAGATGTTATTTAGCACATCATTGTCAATCAATACGCACCCGATCACTCCGAACTCTGCTTCTGTCAACTGCAATCACCTCGTTTCTCCGCGATCTGCAACCAATAGTCACAATCATTTTTCAGCCAATCAACATATTTTGGAATATACCGAAAATCCGTATCGTCTGGGTTCTTTTCTTGATAGTCACTCAAATATGCTTCTGTGGCTTTGTATAACAGCCGTGCAATGTCCGGTTGGTTCTCTTCGATAACTTCTAGCACTTTATCCATCCAAGCCGTTTTAGAGGTACTGTACGCTGTTTTCTTTGGATATATACTAAAAGTCTTTTCCCAAGCATCTTCAAAATTAAATGGCTCTTTAGAATCGGGCGACAACGAATTTTCTTTTATATTTTCTTTCTCTTTATCTTCTTCTTTATCTTCTTCTTTATCTGAAACAGCGACATAAGACGATTTATCGAGCGATTTTTGCTCAATTAGGTTCTTTTGCTTCTTTCTCCGGTTCTGCTGATAAAGCCTGTCACGTTCCTTTTTCTTCTCATAAGCGTCAAGTGTTTGATGCTTATTCCAATTCGGAATCGTTATCACGTTGTCAACAACTTCAATCATTCCAAACTCTTCAAATGCCTTAAGCGCAAGCCTTACCGTGTTCAAATCTCTGCGAAAAATGGTGGCAAGCATTTCATCCGTGAACGGCAGCTTGTTGCTCATCATAAACACACCGTTGTTATTCTGTTTCCCAGCAAGAATAAGAAGTTTGAACCAAATCGTAATGATGCTATCCGCACTCGGCATACTCTCAATCAGCAGAATCTTTTCATCATCAAAGACATCTGTTGTGATCTTAATCCACTTGACTTCTGCCATTTAATCACTCTCCTCATATGTATTTTCAGAAATCAAAGCCATAAACTTCTCATACTGTTTTTCAGAAACTTTGTTACCCTGTTTCTCCGGCTTCAAGCGGATTTCGAGGTGCTTTTCAGCGATATGCGATAATTCCTTGGCAAGACTCTTTTTGCCCTGTTTAATGCCGTCATAATAGCCTTTTGCCGGTTTAAATTCGTTTATCTTTTCTTTTCCTGCGCCTTGACCGCCAGCCGTTTTGTTGTAACGGCATTGATAACCTTTCTTTGTATATTCCAAAATCCAATATTGTTCCATTTCATCAAGCTTCTCTCTCGGATAATGGATAAAATCCAATTTCCACCCATACGGATTTTCTTCACTATAAAATCCTCTTTTTTTAATCGAAAGATCTATGTGCTGATAACCGGATAAATGTGAAACATTTCTCTCTAAGCAGTCAACGCTCTGCCCAATGTAAAAGTAAGATATACCGTTTTCATCAGTCCTCGTGTAGAAATAAATTCCGCTCTGATTTTTCATTCTAGGGCAAACACTTAATATCCGTTTCTCGTTGTTCTTTTTTATTGCATATAGCTGCTTGTAATTTACATTCGGCATTTTCTTCTACCTCTCAATGGCGTTGTTAATATCTCTTCAATAGTCCAACCCATATCCTTTCTATGTAATAAGCAATGTGCATTTATACCTACTATTTCAGCCCACTCAACAACCCTATGGGTTTGTCCGTTGTGCTCCCAAACAGGCGAACCTGATAAATCTTTACATTTTTTACTGCAATAAACTGCGTCATTGTAATGACCTCCTCTTTTGGCGTTAAATGATTTATTGCAAATAGGACATATTTTCATATAGTCTTTTGTGTTTGGATGCTCTCTGTAATAAAGAATCCTTCCGCAGTGATTACTACATGTTTTTTGCCCATTTCTCTGCTTTTTCACAAATTGCTTTCCGCAAACAGGACATTTTAAAAATTTTTCCTCTAAAGGAATGCTATTTCTTTTGTTTTTAGCTTGTTCTGCATTTGTTACAAACCTGCAATTGCTAGGCTCGTAATTCCCATTAACATCAATTCTGTCAATGGTTAAAATGTTCAATCCCTTATCCGTCTTTTCCTCTTTATACCCGTTTGCGATTGCCCAATCGTGGAAACTTAGAAAATCATTCTTCCATTCATCACACATTGCAATCCCTCTTCCACCGTAATTTTTATAGTCGCGAGAAGTTTTGCAATAGCAACGATATTTAATACTTTTCCACAGAGGATATAATCTACCGCATTTATTTGATAATCCGTGTTTATATCCCATCCAATCACTTCCTCTCCAATGGCTTCATGCTCATTTGAGCCACAAACTTTCCGTAGCTCATTCCGGAAGCCCGTGCCATATGATTCACAGCTTTGATTGCATCATCCTTTTTCTTTGGCTTTCTCAATCGTTCTTTAATGTCAATGCCGATGCAGTCTTGGCAATCAACTTTGCGTTCATTTATCGTCATAAACAGCCTGCCACATTTCGGGCATATTCTTGTATACACAATTCTTCCAGCCTTTTTAAAATTCTTAAACTGTGCGTATCTTTTTGCACATTTGGGTCTGCAGTATTTTTGATCTGGTCGCTTCGGCTCAAATTCAGCCATACAGTATTCGCATAATTTCAATTTTTACCTCCAATCTTTTGTAAGGGCGGCACTGTAAACGCACCGCCAAAACATGGCTTTCAATAAGGTTTGTGATAACTATTCGCCAAACAAGATAGTTTCTTTTAGGCTTTCGCCAAGGTGTTTCAACCAATCAGAACGGACAAAGGTTCATATCAACCTCTAGCCCTTTCTCTGCAACATAAACATTTGATCCATATTCAATTGTTTCTTTCGTTCGTTGTAGGAATAACGCGGGATTTCCGCTTGTGTCCGATAAGTGTATTAAAACGACATTTCGTAAAGCTGGGTTGTCGTTCGTCTGAATAAATTTAAGTGCCGTATCAAGGCTCATATGACCTCGCAAACGGTGTTCATAATTTGGCTCGTCCCGGTCTACAAGTTCCATGTCATAGTTAGCTTCAACCATGATATGCTCAATGTTCAGCTTCGAGAAATTGTACTTGCAATATTCCAAGTCTGTCATGAACAATAACTGTCCCATTTCCTCATGCTTGATTAAATAGCCGTAGCACTCGATTTCTGTATCATGCGGTACATTGAAGGGAACTACCGTAAAACTGCCGATTTGCCGCGTTCTGCGTGGTGGAATGGCTATTGCACGTTCTCCGGTTATGGTTTCAAGTGCGGTCTGTGTTTCAAATGCCGTATAAACCGGAATGCCGGATTTCATGAAATCTTTTATGTAACGTGCATGGTCTCCGTGCTCGTGGCTCACAATGCAACCAGCCACATCAGAGATTTTCCAATCGATCATCTTTTTGAAATCAAGAAATTTGCATCCGGCTTCAATAGCAAGGATTTCTCCGTTATCTGCAATTAAAGCATATGAGTTACCCGATGATCCTGATCCGCAACATCTCATGAACATTAAACCACCTCACTTTCTTAATACTTAATATTCATATTTCCGTGTTCATTAACCCAATCAATAGCTTCTGCGTATGTCACGCCATTGTTTTTCAAGATATATAGCAGATTATGGAATTTAGGGTGTGTTTCTTTCAGCCTTAAAAATCTGCTTTCTTTCTCTAAGTGACATCCAAATCCGCACAGTACACAACCTGTTCTTTGGCATCCTGTTGTTTTCAGCAATGGTCTTTCTTTGTCAAAAATCCCAAAATCCGCAAGCGACATCTGATTCTCACATTGTCCCATAGCTTCATAATCTGTGACCACATCGCCATAAACAGAACATATTGGAAAATAAAATTCGGTATTTTCGACACTCGCTCCCGTTTTCTTGTATACAATCCTATTTCCGTAAAACATCTTGTCATCGCTCATCCTGACTTCAATCATGCGTTTCGCATTCTCTTTGATATAAAGTAACACATCTTGGTCAGTCCAAAACGCCATAGGGTTGCTGTGTGGTCTTGTGACATTAAAAGCATTACAGCCGTCCTGTAGCCATTTTTGTGTACGCATAACGCTTTCGCTTGCCATAGTTGCCATTATTGGTTTTCTACCCGTTTCCTTTTCGTAGTCGTGTGCAGGCTTTTTCTTCATTATGTCACAACATAAGTCGCTTATTTCAAATGGTGCATCAAGAAAGAACTTATATTTTTCTTGATTAAACTGACTATAATTGCCTTTACTATCTGTCAGTTCTCCATTCAGTCTGCGTAACCTATATTCTGAACCGCTAGGGATAACCCCCATCTGCAAACTCTTGTACTGTTCGTTCTGCTTGTTTATTCTCCTGTCTATTCCTAACAGGTCTGCCATATAGCAAGCATACGGAATTGTCTGTCTTTAAGATTGTGTTTTTAGATTTTTGACTGTCAAGGTATTTAACATATTTTCTCGCACCGCTTACGCAATTTGACACTTCCTTGCCAATCATCGGAAATCCATACTTTTCACAAACTTCTGCAAATGAAATCTTAGGTTTTAAAATCACAAGATTATCAAATGTCTGTGCAAACTTCTTTAACTCTGGATATTGTGTCGGAACATCTACGAGCACAAAAGGAATATTTTTATATCCGCAAACCTCTCTGATTATGTGTCCTAAAACTGTGCTATCCTTACCACCGCTAAATGACAGATACACTCCATCTTCGCCAAATTCATTGACCCATTCATTTATTCTACGTGCAGTCATGCTTATTTTTGCAGAAAGTGGAAGTGACTGCATCTGATATAAGTCTGACATTGTATGTTTTTCCATACCCTACTCCAATTCTCCCTCTGCCGGGAACTGAAAATATTCTGTTGTAGCTTTCTGAAATTGTTCCTCGCTCAAAATACTCCGTACTTCTTCAAAACACTTTGAACCAGCTGTGCAATGATAAAACACATTATTTTCATACGCAATTCTAAACATTTTCATGGCTTTCTTTTCCTTTTCTTCGGTGGAGTATTTAGCAATAACCATATCACTAACAAGTTGTTCTACCCCGACAAGGTTCTTATTCAGAAAGTAGATATCTCTCTGAAATCTCTGAATAATCACCTCTTCATATGGCATATCAAGCGTTCCGTCCTGTGAAATTACTCTCATAGCAACCTCCCTAATCTTTCATAAAGTCCGGTACGTTCTCGTCATTCTCAACGGCTTTCTCCGGCTCAACTGCTGCACTGTCGCTCGCTTCGGATTCTGCTACAACAAATGGCTCGGAATTGGCATTCTCGGCAATTTCTTCCTGCGTCTGCTGATATGTTTCATCCATCTGTATAAGTGACTGTGTAGCCATATCGTTAAGGTCTTTCGGGTGTTTCTTGATTGCATTATTACGCATCTTACGGACAATCATAGCTTCGGAAGTTTCTCTCCACGCCGCGCTCATATAAGGTCTTGCCACTTCACAAGCAAGCATTTCTTCCAATGTCTTGCATCCGAGAAGTGCACTGGTAATCTCGTCCTTTTTAGCCTTAATTTCAGCCTTTTGCTTGTCGGTTGCCTTGCGCTTATTCTCGCAAATTCCAAACGTTTCATTCAAAAGATTGTTGCGCACATGAGCCAAAAGGTTTCCTTTTACACCTTCACGTTCCGCAATCATGTATTCAATCTTTCCACCGTCCATCTCGACCGGGTAAACGACACGGATTACTTTCTGTGACAATCCTTTTTCTTCCCACTCTGGAGGAGTGATTTCAATACCCTTATGCTTCGGGTATGTAAATTCATCTCCTTCTTTCACAAGCCATACTGGATAGACTTTTTTAACGCCAACGCCGAAGTTGCGAAGAAGTGCATCGTTTCCGTCTCCCTCGATTCCCATCTCAACCTCTTTATACCAATTTCCATTGGCATCCTGCTTATTTCTTAACTGGAAATAACACTCTCTCGGTACTGCATTTGCATTAAGTTTAAGGCTGGAAACCTGCCCGATAACCTGCCGCAAATTAGAACCATTCAGATTTTCCATAGCTGCCTTATTTGATGTAACAAGGTTGTAAATCGCACTCATTGATGCCATAACGCACTGTTTTGAATAATCATCAAATACAAGACCATGTTCCTCGAAATCTCGCTCCATAAGTCCGGTGTACTGGTTTGCGTAGAACGAAAGCCTTGTATTCATTTCCTGCTTAACTGCTACTTCCTGTTTCTTTGTTTCTGCCATAATTATTTTTCCTCGCTTTCCTCATATCTCTTCACAACCGTCACCTTATCAGCACCGTAGGTATCCACCCACTTCATATCCACGGTTTCATCCGTGACCGTCAGCTTTGCACCTTTGGCATTTACCACCGCGTCACCGGCTTTCACAGAATCCTCGGTGCGATACACGTAGCTTCTTGTGCTGTTTGGAAATTTTGCTTTGATATACTGCATAATTACCTCTCCTTTTTCACATATCCATTTGACAAATTTTCAAGAATACGCAAAAGTCTTTCGTTGGTTTCTGGGGCTTTTTCAAGTTCTCTTATAAGTTTATATTCATTACACTCAAAGTTATCTACCTTTGTTCGCAAATCTGAGTTTTCAGCCTTCAATTTTTCAATATCATCCATGTACACGACCTCTCTTTCCTTTATTCCTCGCGTCTTTTTCGCAATACGGAAGAGAACAATGTCCGGATTCTGCAAAATCAAAGAATCCTCTCTTGGTTGCGCTCTTCCAACGCTTGCATGACATACACCGTGCATCCGGTTGAGTGGCATTGTTTCCGATTCCTATTCTCGACATTTACACTCCCTCGACTTTCAACTGCTTGTCCTCGGAAACGCTCAAAAGAATTAACTGCGCATCCATATCCGGCACATTAAATTCATTCAGCGATTCTGCGTTATCAACGAAAATAGGCACGCTCACACCGTATAACTCGCTCAATGAGCGGATAATATCGAGTCCGGCTACGATTCTGTGACCACTATTCAAAGTTGAATACGGTACGCCATTCACAGTACACTCACAGCAGTCTTTCATACCGCCATTTAACTGCATTTCAAACAACTTGAAGTTTACTGTCTTGAAATGACTATTGATGGATTCAGAAACCTTATTCAGCTTGAAACGAATGAACTCTTCCAAGAGGTACAGCATCTGCTCCTGGTCGGCAACTTTCTGCCCGATTTCTTTCTGCTCGTCACGAAGCGTTTCGATACGATCATCAATCATAACGTTGTTAGCCGCCTGTGCGATAATCTTATTTACTTCATCAAGCTGACTCTTTAATTTTGCTTTATCGGCTTTTGCGTCCTCAACAATCTTATCTGTGCCCTTGGATTCTAACTCTGCAATATCAGCAAGTAATTTATCCTGTTTAGCCTTTAACTTGGCATATTCCGCATTCTGCATATAATCAGCACAAGACTGGATCTTAGAAATCTGTTCGCCAAATCCATTGATAATATCAATTTCTTCCGCTTCATGCAGTTTCAAGGTGTTGATTGTGTTTTCTAATTCTTTGTTATTCTCGGTCAGCTTCTTAATCATTTCAGCACACGCATTTCCATCGTCAACAATCATGGCAAGCGTTTTCGCGTGCTCTTCATTAAATATCTCGATTGCATCTGCCTTCCTCTGCGAAAAATCGGCTCTTAAAGACTCTATTTTATCTTCCTGCAATCTTTGTCCGCATAACGAGCAAACCGTTGTGGATTCGTCAAATACCCACTTGGAATCATCAAACTTCTTTTCCTTTTCCTCTTTGTACCTTTTCGCAAGTTCAGCTTTCTTAAGAGTCTGTTCAGAAATTGATTTCTTATTGCTTTCAATGGAATCCTGCGCTTTTTTGATTGATGAACGAACATCCTGCAACTTCCGTTCGTGGTCGTATTTATGATTTTCGATCTCACGTTTCTTGCTTGAAAGCTCGTTATTCATGGTCTGCGCGATAGCTGACATTTCAAACTGACAATGCATTTCTTCGCTACGCATTTCATCAATCCGCACATCAGATTTCGCCATTAAATCTTCAAGTGCTTCAATCTTTCTCTCCAAGTCGGCTTTTAGTAACTCCTGCTCTGCCACATCTACATCAACCTTGGATTTCTCGGCTTCATCAATGCGAACCGGAATTTCAGCCTGTTTCTTCTTCCATTCAGATAATGCCTTGGAAAACTTGGCGCGAATATCATCTGTAGATGGTGCTTTCCCCAATTCGTCAAGCAACGGTGCATACTTGGCATCGGTCTGTGCCAGTTCCACATCGGAAACCTCTGCAACAAGTTTCATCAGAATGTCTCTCTGCTCTTTCCATTTCAGAGAAGAAAAATACTGCGGATTGGTCAGCATCTTAAACATTTCCTCGCTCTGCGCCAAGCCGGAAATATAAGCCTTAAATTCAGCTTCACTCTTTGGGTAACCGTCAATCTCATAAGAATTTGGGTTTCCCTGCAATGATACTGTATTAGTTCCACGCTTCTTAACCCAATTCTGTTTCTGAACCTTGGAAAGTTCTACTTCTTTCCCATCAACTTCAATAACTCCCACAACCTTGATTTCCACGTTATCAATGCGCTTGCCGTCCTTATCCAATGGTCTAACATTGAATTTTTCCTCTCCGGCACTGTTCTTGTTAAACAGCAACCATGTGAACGCATCAAAAATTGTGGTCTTGCCTACTGCATTCTGTCCTTTAATACTTGTCTTATTGGAGAAATTCACATCAAGGCTCTTAATACCTTTGAAATTCTCCATATGCAACGATTTCAAAATTATTCGCATTTTTGTCTCACCCTTTCTTTGAATTCTCTTTTCAGTCTATCGAAATGCTTTTCGTTCTCCATATATCCGCTCAAAGTTTCGATTGTCATCATACATGCTGTGCCCTGTTTGCATCCGTGCAATTTGATGTTAATTTCATGTTCTTTTGCAATGTATTCGTGCAACATATTTATGTGCAACTTGCACTCAATCAGTTCGTTGTACTCTTCCCTTGGAACACAGACGTAATTTCCTTTTTTCATATTACACCCCCACGATTCCTTTTATTGACAACTCATATGTAACTTTTTCCACAACGCGACCATCTTTACACGTTTTCTTGTATCTCCGGCTCTGCAATCTGCCGTATGCACTCACCGCATCACCTAAGGCAAGTGAGTCCGTATACTCTGCACATTTTCCCCATGCGATACAAGTGATTAAATCCTCTTTTCCGTTTTCTCTTACGTTTTTGAGTTTCACATCACAGATTTTACGACCAAGTGGTGTTTCTCTAAGTTGCTTTTCCTCTATAATTCCGTCAAGACTTACTTCATTCAAAGGGCTATCATCCTCTGGTCTTGTGATTGTATTCGCCATAACATACATAAGAATAGCTTCTCCTGCGCCTGTTCTCACGCGTCTAGTAATTATCTTTCCATTGACGCATACTGTTCCGCTAATTCCTGTATCGCTGATTTCTTTGTCGAACAGTACCGGAAGTATATCTGCAACACCGCTTCTTCTTTCAACTCCGATGAAAAATTTATAAAATTTCTTACCGCTCGATGTTTTATGACTTTCCCTTGGTGCTGATACAACATCACCGATCAACGTTATCCTGTTCTCCATTGCTTCTCCTTTCCATTTCTCTGTCAAGAACCTTTTCAAAATTATCTTTATCATTCTGTTTCTTTCGTTTCCCTGCCAAAAGTTCAGCAAGCATACGCTTTTCTTTCGTGGAACATCTCGTGCCACTTATATACACAACGCCTACCATGCATCCTCTCTCATTCTGCGTTTTCTCTTAATTCTTTTGTCAAGTTCGGCTCTCTTCCGGTCTACTTCCGACCAGTAATACATAATTGCCGCAATTACTGCCCCTACTACGAATTTAATAGCTGACACATTCCCGGCCGCGCCCTCACTATCCATATAGCACGCGGCAATCAATGAATATTCCATTGCAACCGCACCTATAATGAATTGGATTACTTTTTTCATTCATTCCCCTTTCTGCCACTTTATAATTTAGTACCAGTCAGAAACAAACGTTCCGAGTAACGGACATACAACAATATCTATAAAACGCACAGAACCATCTTCCATGGAATATGTAAAAGCCATTGCATGTGTGTAAGTCGAATCTCCCGTCTGTATCTGTGCATCTCTTACAGAAACTCCATATGTTGTTTCCTCGTCAACGAAAATGCTTGAAAAACTTTCCGCAGAGTCAACCTTTGCCAAATAGTTGTCGCCACTACGAATTACCCTTGAATTAACTTTCTGAAATTCGAAATTGCTCATTTTAATTCTCCTTTCCATTATGTGTTTCGTTTTCCTCGCCCTGCTCACTATGTTTCGAAGCAGAACTTTCTACCATTCCAAGTACATATCCTTTCTGAAAATCTGTCATATTCGGAATGGCGTCACGAAGCTTTTCAACAACGCGCTTTTCTTTTTCGCTCATTCAATCACTTCCTTTCATGCGCAATATCTGATTTCGTACTCTGCTACAATGTTCAAGTCGCATCCGAAAATATACATTAAAATAGGAAGAAACTAATTTCTTTTGTACTTCCCATGCCAAATCATCCGTGAACGACTTGGCCAACATTAGATAGCCCTGTTCGGTAAAAAGATACATTCCGTTCGGAGCAGTTACACCAAATTCCCCCTTGGCTTCATCCGAATTTCGGACGAAGTAATCTTCTCCTAAAATAAAGTGTTTCTTATTGTCGTTAAATATTTTTCTTGCTGTTCCGTCCGGTCTTTCATGTACCATGTCAATGTCCTTAAATGTGACCACTCGCTTGCCTTTGTACTCTTTGATGGAAATATCTGCATTTCCAATGTGTACCAAATTATCCATATTTTCACTCCTTTCTGTGGTATAATTCCCTTATCATCAAATAAGGGAGGCGATGCAATTTGAAATACTTTTTGTTTTGCGATTTTTCTACAATATCCTGCGACCGAGAAAAGATGGCAAAGATATTAGCCGAAAACGATATAACATTCGCAAATATAAATAATTTCTGTTGGGAACTAAATGTTCCTGAAACGTTTGGCAATCCGCTATGCGACACAACAGCAGAATCTATTCACTGTTTGTTTTATCAGTACACTCACAAGAACTCTCTTCTTCTTGTGGTAAAAGCAAATGAATATTTTCCAAACGGAGATTAGGATATAATCTCTTTGTTTCTTCATATACGGTTTTGGTTTTCAGCCATTTCCGCATATGGAGAACCTGCTCCATGACATCCATATCGTGAATATCCACTTTGTTTAAAATCTTCTGCAATTCCTTTTCCATTCCATTAAAATAAGAAACCGGAACAACAACCAAATCATTCACGGATTTAATTTCTTTCATGTCCTCACTCGCTTCCTTTCTTTTATAATCCAATTTAATTGGATGTATCTGGCACAAAAATAAAATCCATTGGAATACCAGATAATTTGCTCATGGTTTTCAACTGTGATAAGCTAGGCTCTGTTTTGCCCTTTTCCCAATTGACAACGGTCGCATTAGATACACCAAGCATTTCAGCCCATTCCTTTTGTGTCATTTTCGCATTTACGCGAACTGCTTCTAATGAAATTCTAGGCATCTTTTTCTCTCCTTTCATATTTTATGGTTTAATCATAATCCAATTATTTTGGATTGTCAACACCAAAATTCAAATTTATTGGATTTAATATTGAATTTTTTATTTTATTGGTTTATAATACAATTAGAAAGGAGGGCAGAAGAAATGGATAATGAAAATCAATTTAGCGAAATGGATATAGACGATATCCAAAAAGAAGTGTTTGCTGAAAATTTAAGATACTATATTGAATTAAATCAAAAACAGCAAATAGATGTTGCAAAAGACTTAGGTATTAACCCAACAACTTTAAGTATGTGGTGTACCGGTAAATCATTTCCAAGGTCAGGAAAGCTTCAGGCATTGGCTGATTATTTCAAAATCGGAAAAACAGATTTAATAGACCCACGCATTAATAAATCTGTTGACGAAGAATTTTCAAGTGTTGTATTAAATATTGGAATGAATGATGAACGTTTTAAAAAAATTATTATTGAATATAGCAGATTGCCAGCAAGCAAAAAAGAATTGTTATGTGAATTTTTCGAAAAATTTATATTCTAAAAGAAAAGCAGGGTTCAACGCCCTGCTTTTTCTTCTTTTAAACCAGCTTTTACAAATTCATGCAAAATTCGTAAAATCTTATAATCTTCAATTTCTTTTATCATAGTTATAATTTCTTCTTTGTAAGTCTTTTTTGTTTTTACTTCTCCTACCATAAAACCTCCAATCACAAACTATTATGTACCAACAAAGCAATTATAGAACGTATGTTCGGCATAGTCAATCCCCAATTATGGGCGGAGCCATGCCAAACCCCACCCATGCCAGAACTTGAAGTGTCCTTTCGGACAAGTCCATAGTATCACTACAATATGCATGATTTCAACATTTTTCGGTCGCAAGTTTCGACAGAAAATGTCATTGCAGAGAAGCGGAAAGCTGTTTCTCAATCTCTTCTTGCACTTTTGCGCGCCAACGCATCGGCACTTCATCAATCGTCATTTTCTTGTCTACCAGAATACGTCTTACATAAAATTTAACCATTATGCTTCACCTCCTGCTACCATATCTGCAAGTTCTTCGATTGCTCCAGCGTTGGACTCATGTCCTTGTTGCAATGTTACCTGTCCTGTTTCCAGCGCATCAAGGCGCTTTTCAATTTCGGTTTTGGTTCGCAAGCGGATTGTAACAGTGTATGTACCATCTTCTTTCCCGTCCTCTCCCACGTTTGGATTGTAAGAAAACCCATCGGATTTAAGGTCTGCGTATTCCCCGGACACTTCCCCGTTGTGAGTGAATGTCACTTTTGCAAGGTTGTCCACGGAAAACGCTTTCGTGATTGTTTCGATTCCGGCAAAATCTGCCGACTGAATCTGAATATTGCCGAGACTTGCTCCCTCAGCAATCTCGAATTCTGCTTTGTTTTTAAGAATAATTTTATCCATATTATTTTTTCCTTTCTATGATAAAAAATGGTTTATAAGTTGCGTTCGAATGTTTGTTCGATATATTTTCTTAAACGGCAGTTTAAATAATGTTGCTACTAAAAACGATATAAGTGCATTGAATCCAACATCTGAAATTAAATTATACACTAAATTACATATAGGTAGTTTGGGTGCGGGTTGGTATAGAATTGCAGAAGCTGTTTTTATGACCGACACCGGGTCAAAAGGTGCGGCATCGACGTTTATAGAGATCATGCTAAGACAAACGTGGAACGTTCAAGTCGGATGCTTTCATAAAGTAAAAATAATTCTTGTGCATTCTGACAAAGCCAAAATTTCTAGTTTTGGTATAGGGACATTAAATTTAACAAAAGTTAGAGTTGTTAGAAAATCTAGCATTTTATATTTTGACGTATTCAGTCGTGGGTATGATAATGAAACACAGACGCTATTGAATATCCCATTCCCCGCATATATTACATCAGCAAAAGCTTATAGTGATGCTAAAATTGTTCCTGAAACAGCTGATGGAGAAGTAGTTGTGTGTAGTGTTGACCTGGCAGATAATATATAAAATCATGAATCTTTGATAATCGTAAGCCATCCACTAGTCACATTATTACTATTACCAATGGGCTATATGATGTTTTCTACATCAAAGCTAGATATTACAGTATACTAAACGAAATATGCCACTCATCTTTTGTCTACACTAGTGGAATTAGGTAAGTGACATAACTTGCTGTATCCCACGCAATATTAAAAGTTCCAGTTGCTCTGTCAACAGATGAGAAGGTAACTTTGTAGTTGACGAAAGTATCACTAATTTTAGTGTGTTGAAAAGTATATTCTGTAGAATTAATAAAATATATTGCTGCCCCTAATGAACCACCTTGATACAAGACAATAAACGCAGCCCCAAAATATGAGATTTCCACACCTTTATCTGAATTATCATATCTTATTTTATCAATTTTTTTATTTAAACTGCCGTTTAAATCACTTAACTGTTTCGCCAGTGTGCCATCCAGATTCGGATTTGCCTGCCGCGCGTCCAACGCAAACCCTTCCACTGTCGTAATCTGGTTGTTTACGATACTTTCCGGTTGCAATGCGCTTCCGATTTTATCCTTTAATGTATCTGCCAACTTTATGACGTTTTTCGCTTCGTCCAATGTAATTGTGGTGCCATCCAAGTTAATACTAAGCGTTCCACTTTCATCTACGCTCATGCTTTTTCCGTCCGGCTTTACAACTCCGGCATCCTCTGTTGTTGCAATCGCACCAGCACCACCTACAACAGACTTAGACCAATATTCCGTATTGCTTGTTACCGTTCCTGCCGGAACATTCTTTTTTGCAAAATACAATGTGTTATTATGAGTTACCGCATCCAATCTCTTATATGTAGCATTTGCGCTCCACTCGCCTTTAGGCACGATTGCTACTCTACCTGCCACTGCCATATTAAGCCACCTCCCAATTCAAATTTCCGTTATTATCAACGGTAAAGTTATATGCCGCATTGTCCGTGTAAATCAACTCCCCATCCTCATTCACATCAAATTCTGTCATTGTGAGTTTCTTGTTAATCTCGTCTTCGATTCCCTGTACCCGGTCTGCGCTGTCCTTTGCGTCTGTGGCATATTTTGCCGCGTTGGTTTCGGACACCCCTGCGCTTTTGGCAGATGCTACCGCCTTGGCAGATTCCACTTTAATATCTGCAAGATAATCTGGGCGCAGATGCTTTTCTTGGATACTTCCCTCTTTCACGATTGCGGACACCTTACCGTCACTGCTAATTTCAAATGCAATGGTATTGCTATCTATAAATTCATACTGCGTGATCAGAGCGGACAAATCAACATTCTGCGTTGTGCCATCGTCCAGCGTGATTACTAATTGTTGTGTTTGCGGATTGTACTTAAAGTTGACCGCCAACTTTTCCAATTTTGTGTCAATCACAGCCTTGGAACCATTCATCTTAACAACTGTCAGAGTTCCGTTGGATTCATTCCACAGAATTTCTTTCACAAGCTCATTTGCCTTTGCCAAATCAACCTTCGTGGTGTCGAGTGCGCACACACGATCGTCGATTGCATCAATGCCGCTCTCTATGTTGTTCAGCCTATTTCGATTAATTGCAGTCTTTTCGCTTGGAAAATTCTCCCAATGTTCGCGGCTATATATTTTCTGATATGCCATCTAATCACTCCTTTCTAACGCGGATAATCTGCGTTCCAGATCTTCGTTTTTCTGCTGCAAAAGTTCGATTTCTTTCTGCTGCATCTGGATCATCTGTATGTGCATTGCATGGAGATTTTCCTTGTCGATTTTCCATGTCTTTAAATCTCCGTGAATTGCTTTTTCATCCTCTTCGGCATCTTCTTTTAGTACAAGTCCGCTATCGGACAATCCAGCATCCTGCAAAATCTTCTCTAAATCCTGCGCAATTAAACCAAACTGTAAGCCTGTGTGCTGCGTGATGTATCCGGATTTCCATGTATACTCAACCGGGCGCATTGCCATATACACACTTTTAATATCCCTTAATGATTGTATATTATTTTTCAACCTTTTATCGGAGCTAGGAATAGAAATCAAAAGACCCTCGATATCCAAGGTACTTTCCCTCGAACCAAAATCAGACACTTTATTAAAGTGTCTGGGCGAATACTTGGTTGTAGAGCTATCATTAAGTGTATAATCTACATCTGTAAAATACCCACTTGGCAATTCGCTTTTGGTTGCGTAGTCGCTCAGCGAATTGTCAACATAACTTTCTGTCGCCAAGTTTTCCCCGTTTGCGTCAGTAACAGATAATAAGTCCAACTTAACATTCTGCAATAACGCATTATTTCTTCCGTCATGCCCTAATATCTCTACCCCAGATACCTCACCACTGTCAAAAAGCAGAGATTCTATTATATGTACTCGTCCGCTACCGTCCAGTTCAAAGTTGTTACATTCTACAATCAATCTGTTTCCTCGTAGCACAATTTGGTCAGCACTGGCATTGATCATAGAAATAACTTGGTCGTTCTCGTCTCTTCCAAGTTTCAATTCCAGCGATGCGTCTAATTGCCCTTCCGCTTTTTGTGCACGATTGACTTCTGCGGCAATGCTATTTGCGGTCTGCTCAAACTTGGTATTTGTCTGCTCTTCTAAATCTTCATACGTGGATTGAAGATGGTCTGCGTTCCTCTCTAACTTTCCGGTACGCCTTTCCACACTTTCAATCGTGTCTCTGATCGAATTAACCTTTGCAGAGTGTGTCTGCGTACCCTGTGCCGAGATTGAATCTCTCTTGCTCTGCACACCGGTTAGGGTACGTTGCAATAGATACGTTTCAACAATTTCTCTTGTGGTATTGAACCGGATGGGTTCGCCAAGTGTCAGACATGGATTTCCGACACAAGTGCAACTTTTAATCGGTGTGTATACCGCCTGTTTCATAATCGGCAATAGGTTATTTGCAATCTGCTCCAGCTCCGCTCCGGTCTTGTCTGATACAAGAAAGTTTCCTGTAATCGAATAGTTGTTTCCGGCAGTTCCAACAATAGCACCGGCGTTATCATTGCTTGTCTTGATTTCAAGCTGCGTAATTGCCTTGCTTTGAAAGTCCTCGTAATCAAACGTGATGTAGTGTCCGGTCATGGACTCTGTGTTTGCATCAGACGGAAATAAATTGTCTGCCGGGAACAAATCTTCTGCCGGATAAAGCGCGCTTGCGATTGCTTTCAGAAAGACATACTCAAACTTGCCATCTCGGTTGATATTACCAAAGCATCCGTTAATCTCACAGATTGCCGTTACAACCGTTTTTCCACTGATAGAGGACTCTTCTGTAACCGCGCTTGAATCGTCCGTCTGTGTGGCTACAATCGTCTTATTGACTGTCATGGAATCGTTAGGCAATGTTGCTACCGCCTGTTCAATTCCGAGATATGCAAAGAAGCTATCTCTGAACTGCTTAAGCGTCATGGGAAAGCTAAGTCCTGCATACCAAGCCTTTACATCGGAATTGATAATGTCATACATAGCGTCATATGCCGTAATCTGTCGTTTTGTCCGGTCAGCCGTAGGAACATCGGATGCAACCTTAAAAACTCCGTATAGCATCGGATTTTCGCTATCTCCGTCAACTGTTTCCGAAATGGAAATAGTTCTACCGTTAATGCTTCCTGCGGTGTTTCGTGCTGTGAATTTTACACAGTTTGCTTCACACGCACCAAACTTTAACTCTGATTCCGAGCAAAGACTTTCTTCAAGCGAAAACGTACCGACTTCGAGCATCGAATTGTCTATTTTCTGATTTGTTCCAACAACAGATATAACCATCTGCTTGTCTGTGCCGGAATCCCAATACTTTTCTTTTAAATTGCTATTTATCATATACACCACCTACAAACGAAAATTTTATTGGGTCATACTTAATCTTCCCATTCGCCACAGAATAGAACGTAGGCTGAATGTCAGCGATATATCCGTACTGCGTCACATATCCGCGTTTCTCCGGCACGTATGCCGTGATATAACCGCCACGCTCTTTTGCCTTGGTATAGTTCTTTTCGATATTCTTCCAAAAATCATCAAACTGCTTTTCAGTCAGCATAGCTTTGGTTTCAAACTCGACCTTTAGGGCTTTCAGTTCCACGGCATCACGATGCTCATATCCGTTTTCATCCGTCCAAGGGTCTAAGTCCTGCATATTCAAATAGGAACTAAACGTGCCCTGCTTTATTAAACTGTTCGGAATGGTATAATTGCCAAACTTTACTAAATATCCGCCATATCCCATCGTTTACCTCCTAAAAATGGGTATAAAAATAGCACCTACCGTTTGGTAGATGCTAATTGTTCTTATTATGCGTATTTTCTTGATTGGAAAAGGTTTATGATAAACTCTCTTCCGATCTGTGTGATTTTTCTGTGATATACAACCCTTCCACTGTCAAGGACTTCCTGCTTAATATCTTCATAGCCTTTATCACTATAATCAGAATGCATAACCCATGTTCCGTTTACTTTGTACTGAATATGCATATCAGAAAGCCATTTGTTCAATTCGTTCGCGCTCCGAAGCCCTAACTCCTTTGCGATTTCCGTCATGGTATATGTCTTATTCACATGGCTAAGAATCGCATTTCTTCTTTCGGCTTCCTCTCGTTTCTCTCTTTCTTCTTTCAGATTTTGCAAAAGCATGATTCCATAATCTGGATTGCTTATAATCTTGTCGATTGTGTCCTTGGTTGCATACGCACCATGCTTTCTTATTGATGGAAGAATCTCTGATGTTACCCACTTGCGAAACTTCTTCGCATTCGGTTTATCACTCCGAAGAATAACTGCATATAAGCCGGATTCAGTAACAAACCAAGTTTCTCCTTGACGGGGTAAGTCTAACTTACGTCGTTCATCCTCGTCTAGTCTATCAGCAACAATACGGCTGTTTGACAGTTCCAATGCCCTGCAAACATCAATAAGGCAAAACATCGGTTCATCATCGACCATGACCATTCTGATCTGTCCGAATATTGGATTTTCAAATACCTCAATGCTGTTTTGAATCTTAAGCATAAGTTGTGTTTTTTTCATTCGTGTCTACCTCCATACATTTTTATCTGAATAAAAAAGAGGAAACCGCTTGTGAAATCACATTGGTTTCCTCTTTCGTACAGTATGGCGTTCGAGTAAGTAATCCGCATCTTCACGGATAAGGTTGTTTCCTTAGTAATAAGGATAGACTATTTTTGATTTTGTGTCAATCAGCTTTTGAATTAAAATAAGCCGTGTTTCCACGGCTTAAGTGTAATTTACTTTTTAACTTCAAAGCACACCTTTGATTCGCTCCAATAGTTTGTTTCATATTCAAGTGAAATATCTTTAAAGTTTTTCGGGACTTCAAAACAAACAATTCCTTTTGTTTTCTTTCCAGGAGACAATGTTGCGTCAAGAGCTTTTCCTTCATCAGCATATGCCATTTCTGAATCATATCCATCCGCATAACAATTAAAGTCAGCCGAAGAAATATATTGGTCGGAATCAGATATATTTTCAAATTCAAACTCAAATTTGTAATACTCATTCCCTTTTGATGCTTCGTCATATTCATTTTTAAACGGTTCAGCTTTTAAAAATGTTATGCGTAAATCTTCTGTTTCTACAACATCGCCTACCTTAAAAACTTCCTCGCTCGCTTCTGTTGCATTATCCACAGCCTCTGTCTCTTGGCTGTTTTCGACCTTTTTAGGCTTATCTGAATCATCTCCATCAAATATAAGCGATGCGAAAACGAAAATAATTATTGCAATTATTGAACAGATCAGACCTGCAATTGCAGTTCCATGCCCTTTCCCTTTTTGCGTAAGTGCAATTATTGCACATACAAGACCAATTATTGCCGGAACTGCGCCTATCGCAACACACGCTAACAAAACGCCTGCTATTCCGCACACTAAAGATGCGATTCCACATCCACTTTGTTTCATAATCGAATTCCTCCCAAAAATCCTTTAACTCATTTTAGTAACCCAAAAGAATCTGTCACGTAGTAGTCGGAATCTTCCGAGTCCTCATTCCAGACAACTAGAGATAGTTGTATGTTGTCAATATTCTTTATTGGCAAGCTCACAATGTTATCATCCATTGTCCACCACGTTACATAAGCTTTTTTATGTGGAGATAGGTCTTGATATAACGTCCCTTCTGCCATAACATCATTTACTGATGATGTGTCAGAATTAACCGTAATATTATTGTCTGTAATATTTTCGATTGTCAAACAAGCTATAAGTTCGTCCGGATATGTTCCCTTTTTTAGCCCTGTAAAATAAACCCTAATGCTCGAATCTTCGTATGCAAGTCTGTTGATTTTCTCTTTCACACTTACTTTGCAAGACATCACTTTCTTTCCAACTTTAGCCTTGATCGTTGCCGTTCCGGATGATACTGCCGTAACAATTCCGCTTTTACCTACCTTTGCAATGCTTGGTTCGGTTGAACTCCATTTAACTCTTGCTTTTGTTCCGGTAACTTTCAATTTCTGTGTTTTCCCAACATCAAGCGAAATGGCTTTCTTGTTTAATTTGATAGTTGCCGCCTGCGCAACAATCTGTTTCCCATCTGCATTTTGGATTGGCATAGCCGAAATCAAAACGGCAAACGCCAACCCCATAGCTACTAATAATTTTTTTGTGCTTCTCATAATGACTCCTTTCTTGTGATATGATTTATTTAGAATTATATCACGTTCAATTATAGAAGTCACTAAAAAACATATACATTATCTCCGGTTCGATTGTAATGTTCTCTCCCATAATCCCTTGCGGCTTTTCCTATGTCGTTTGTAGTAATTCCGAAATTTTTCTGTAAAATAGCTTGTAATAACTGATTTTGCTGTCGCAATAAGGAAACCTCTTGCGCAGATGTTGAATTGATGGCATCTTTGATTCCGGTAATTTCTTGGCTTCCTGCGACCGCTGGCTTACCTCCGACCGTTCCCATAAGTTCCGGAAGCCCGTTTTCTCCAACCGTTGCTATGCTATATTTATCCATAAAACCGCCCGTTGCATAAGCCTTTACTTTAGGTAGGCTCACTTTCGGCACAAGATCGACTCCGCTCCACTTTACCTTTGCTACTTTAGCCGCCGCAGAAACAACACTGTTGAACCCTCTCAAAACGGTATTCACTCCACCGATCAATGAATTTATTGCTGTTTCAATTCTTGAAATTACGGTGTTCATTGCCCCGGCAACGCCACTTTTCACGCTATTCCATAATTTGCTGAATATTTCAGCTACACTTTCTTTCATCTTCGAGAAAGCATTTTTTATCGGGGTGGTTACATGTTCTTTAAACCAACTAGAAACACTGTTCCACGCCCCGGTTACCGCTGTTTTTGCCGCGCTAAATGCTTTCTGAATAGATTCTTTTGCTGAACTAAAAGCATTCTTAATAGGTGTTGTAACATGCTCCTTAAACCAACCGGAAACCACAGCCCATACCGATTTCACAGTTGTCCATAGAACCTTAAATGCGGTTGATACTGCCGATTTCAATAATTCAAAATTCTTCTTTATTGGCTCTATTACCTTTGATTTAAACCAATCAGAAACAACAATCCATACAGCCTTGACAATGATCCACAATCCTTGAAAGATTTGACCAACCCTTTTCGAAAATCCTTGGAAAAATGAAACAATAGGAGTTATAACATTAGTATTGAACCATCCAGAAACTGTTTTCCATACACCTGATATATCTTTCCATAAAGAAGAGAAAAAACCGGAAACGGATTTCCATAATCCCTCAAAAAATCCGCTTATTGGCTTAATCACATTAGTATTAAACCAATCTCCGGCTTTTGAGAAAATTCCTTTTATTTCTTTCCAATGATCCTTGACTACTACAGTTGCCGTTGCAACAGCAGCTACTATTCCTGCGATAATCGCTGCCGGTGCTGCCGCTACCCCTAAAATAACCGCTCCGACTGCCGTAATCGTAACTCCGACAAGCATAAGTGCTTCATTAAGCCAACTGAATCCGTTCTTTAACATGGTCACAAAGTTTGATATTGCAGTAAATGCGCCAATCGCAACGGAGCCTATTCCGGTTATTGCTTTTGCAACAGGACTTATAAATGCAAGCGCACCTTCTGCCGCTTTACTTCCAAACAAAGCCTTAAATCCTGCCGAAATGGTTGTTCCAACCGTCGCAAATGCCGTCGTTATTTTTCCGGATAATGCGGTAGACAAAGCTGCGCCAATTCCTTGGTTTGCCGCAATTCCAACACCTAATTTAGATGCGATAGAAGACGCTATTGCTTTTGAAATGGAAGTTCCGATTATATCAAGTGCGGTTTTTGCAAGATGCAATCCAAGGATTTTTTTGATTGTCAGCGCACCGATGATAATTGCAACTGTTTTTACGTCTAAGTTGCTTAAAAACTCCTTGACGCCTTTCCAAACATCCTTCCATGAAATTTTACTTAATGCTGTCGTAACTGCATCAAACGCGCCTTGCGCCCACGAATTAAGTGTTTGAGCCAATAATGCAAAGTCAAAGTTTTGGAAAAACTTGTTGATTCCGTCTGCGATTGAATTTCCAAATTGTTTCCAATTAAATGTCTCGCCAAAAGAGTCCAGTGCATGGAGAACTGTATTTAATGAATTTGCAATCAGCCTTCCGGTTTCTCCGAAAAGCGTTGTACCTTTCTGACCCTCAAATAGTCCATTAAGGAATTTTGCAAGTCCACTACCAAAGCCGGACGCTTTGGCGTATACCTCATCCCACTTGATGCCTCGCATTGCATTGATAAGAGCACCGGAAATCGCTTTTCCAAGTCCTTCAAGATCTTTGATGTCGCTTTTGAATTTCTTAAAAATCGTGTCGGTCTGAACTAAACCACCATCAGCACCGGTGCCGCCACCAGCACCTGAACCAGATCCAGAACCAGAACCTTTATTCCCAGAACCGGAACCCTTGTCTTTACTCTGTTTTGAAATAACCTTCAATTCATCAAATGCACGAGTTGCCTGTTGGATTTCCTTTTTTGCTTTCTTGGCATTCTTTGCGATACCGCCTGTGTTTTTCCCTGCGTTTCCTGCGGCATTACTTAAATCATCCATGCCGTCAGATGCGCTTCCAATATCATCAGCAAGACCGCTGATTCCTGCCCCTTTGCTTGCTTCATACTTCCATCCAAAGATAGAACCTAAAGCATTTGTTACCATTTCAGCAAAAGAAATCACCTTTTGCAGAACTGCGTTAAGTACCTTGATAAACGGCTTAAATGCATTGATTAAACCACCACCAACAACCGCTCCAAGTGCTTTGAAATTCTCTTTAAGCATGGTTATTTGGTTATGCCACGTATCTGCTGTACGTGCGAAATCTCCGGTAATATTGGTTGTATGCGCAAGCACATACTGATAACGCAACATGGCTTTTTGAGCCTGCGTCATTGAGGAAATGTTTGCATCAAGTCCTTGCTTTAACGCCCACTCTTTCAACGTTGCCTGCGTCAAGTCGATACCATAACGCCGCATAGGTGCCGTAGTACCGGAAAATACAGATTGCAGACTCTTGGCAATATCTTCTTGACTTACATCGTAGAATGAAGCCATATCTCCGGCTAATTCTGTCAACCGGATAGACATTTTTGCCATTTTCCCTTGCGGAATATCAAGGGCAGTTCCCATTGCTTGGAAACGGCTTGCAAACTGTTTCGCGGACAATTCGGACATACCAAATTTTTCAATGGATGTTTTTGCGAAATTGTTAATTAGGCTTTCGTACTGCCCGAATGTCTGCCTTACAACGTTCTCAACCTCTGTCAGTGAGGATGATATGTCAATGGCATCTCCAAGTAGCCTAAATCCTCGGGATAAAGCCCAATACGTTGCATACACTTTTCCGATTGCAGACGCAAGAGAAAATGACTTCTTTGTTACCGCGGATGCACTTGAACTAAATCCACTAAATGAGCTTGTTATACTCTTTGCCGCTGTTCCTGCCGCTCCACCGGTACGTGATAATTTTGCCAATGCATTTGTCATGTCAATAATATTCCGGCTTACGCTAGGGGCTTTCGACAGTTCAGACATAAGCTGTCGCATTGCCGTGGCAAGTTTCGGGATATTTTCAATCGCTTTGGTGGAACTCTGGTAACCAAGCTGTTTGATTGCAGATGCAAGATCGGTCAGACCCTTAACAGATGCTGACATTCCAGAAATCCCTTTTAATGCATTGGAAATCTGACGCATAGAACCAGCCGCGGCATTAATTTGTTTGCTGTTGATAGAGCCTAATTTGCTTACATTTCTTGCAACCGCAGAAAAAGTCCGTGTGTCAATTCCACGCATTGCCGTCATTGCCCCTGCAAGTCGGTTTACCCCTGTGGAAAGACTATTCAGATTTCCGGTACTAAGTCCAGAAAGCGCGGAAGATAATCTCCCAAGTCTTGTCACAAGCGCATCTATCTGGCCGCTTGCCTGTTGTGCCTGTGCTTGAATTTTTATTTCAAGAGACTCTAATTCCATTTATCCACCAACTTCCTATAACTTTTTTAGGTTAGCGGCTATCTTCCACATTGATAGCCGGTTAAAAAGACGGTAGGATTTGACCCCTACCGCCCTTGAATTACTTTTTCAGTTTTCCCTTTTTCAGAAGAGAAATCATTTTTGAATTTTCCTCTGATGTAAACTTAAAATTGGAAAATCCGTTCTTTTTTGCGATTTCCGCGCGATGTTCTTTTGACACATCATCTTCCCCAACCGCTTTTAATGCTTCAACGATTGATCCAGATTTTCCGGTATACATCGAATAATACTTGCTTGCATTTTTCTTTGCTCCACTTACAACGATTGCAGTGTGACCTTTTGTACGCGTCACAAGAATGTCCCCGTTGTAAAGCAGTTCTCCGATTCGGTAAGAACCAGCATCGGTAAACAAGCCGGATTTCAAAAGAATGATTCTTTCGTTTGCAGTATTGAAATCTCCTACATCCTTCCCGAATGCATGGATAATACAAGCGCGTACAAGAGAAGAGCAATCGCATTCCGTCTTAACCTTTGCGCTAATGCCATGTTTAATGACTCCGTAGCGTTCCGATTGGTCATAGCCGATGTTTTTGTTGCCACACGCAATCTTCATAGCTTCAGCTAACTTCTCCGCAACCTTATTATCCTTTGCTCTTAACACATTCCATCCCTTAGAATGGTTGTAAAACTTCTGCGTAGACACTTCCTGTCCGGTCTGGTCTCCGGCTTTTCCGCCAGAATAGCAGTTTCCGTGTTCATCGTGTCGCGCACTTCCGATAATTACTGCCATGGTAATACCTCTTTTCTTAAACTATCTTTGGCTTTGGTAAATGTGATTTCCTTGATTCAGCCGCCCATGCTTCTTCCACCTTAAGCATTTCTCGTATCTCAGCATCGGGATCGTCCGTATTATGCTTTTCGATGGAATCATAGCAAGTTTCTTTCACGTACTTACTATTACCCTTACCGAATGTAGCGTCTATTGCGGTCACAAGTGCTGACGTTGCATATCTGCCGAACCACATATACATTTCCATGTCGCGTTGCTTCCATTCTGTCTTATATGCATCCACATAAGGCTTAAGCAACTCTGGGTTCATCATATCTATATCATCAACGGAGAATCCGTAGCCTTTCGTTACCACAAGGTAAAACGGACGGATTTCCGCAACGTAATATTCCCATGTTAATTCTTGGTCTTTGCCTTGGATGGGGTCTTTTTCTTCTCCTGCTCCTTCTCCTGCTCCTGCGCTTTCTCTATCGACTCCATCATCTGTGCTAAAAAACCGTTTGTCATCATTTCCTCCTGCATATCAGCGAATAAATCCATGCAGTTAATCTCGTTTGTATCAATCGCATCATAGAGAATGTCGGACACCTTCTCAAGCTGCTCATCGTAGCCCTTGTTTGTTTTGTAATCATATCCAAATTCCTCATTGTGATGCATCTGCAATCCCACAAGAAGCGTCTTAGGAAGTGTTTCAAGAAGAATATCTTCCATAGAGGAAATATCTTCCATGTCCTGCGTCTTCATAATATCCTGTAAGATATGTGATTTTAACGATGGTCTTGTTGCAAACTGAATTGTATATTCTTTTCCACCTAATTTAACTTTCATGTTTTACCTTGCCTTTCTGCCCTATATTGGCAAGGGGCAGTGTTGCCACCGCCCCATTGTTTATCTTATTGCTTCAAGTTCTGCTATCGACCGTTCATCCTCGCCTACCGGTGCGGTCGATTGCTCGTCCAATAGGCTTTTTACCCCACCACTGTTACAGTGAATGTTCCATCGTTGTTATCAACGACTTTCAGCTTGTCGGTAACAAGTTCTGATGCTGTACTTGGAATAACCGTTACCGTCATTTCAAGAATTTCATCATTTCCACCTACATCGTTAGGTGTGGCTGTTGCAGTTCCTACATATGCGTACTTCGCCACACCGCCAATACCGTCCGTTCCGTACAGATGAATAATATCAAGTTTTTTATCTCCATATCCATCCACCTTTGAAAGATATTCTTTTTCAAGGTTTCCTGTGATTTCTCTTGAATCAGAAGTCTTAATTCCTTTTTCAAAAGTCTGTTGGTCATCTTCCATCGTTGTTGACTCTACCGTGTTTGGTGGTGATGCAGGGCTTGGAACTGACTTAGCCGCAACCAAAAGATTATATGTTCCTGCAAAGTCAGCCTGTTTTTCCGTGTGCTCTTTTACAATGACACGTGTTCTATAGCTTGTTGATGCCATATTTTCTACTTCCTTTCTGCTTATAGCTGATCTAAATGCTCAACGTTTCCAATTACGCGAGTTGCGCGGAATGTAACCGTTCGCACTTGCTTGGAAATTGTTGAGATTACATTTGATACCTCAAACATTTGTTGTTTAAAAAAAGACACCGCATATGCTGCGATGTCCTTAGTTGCTTTTCTTGAACCTTTGTTTGTAATTGTGATCTGAAATGTTGGGCGAATTGCATTGATTGTCTTTGCTTCATTAGTTCGTCCGGCTTCTGTCACACCGATTTGTCTGACTAAAAGCGTAGGAAATGTTGCGGTGCCGCCCGATTCTTCATCTTGCGTCACTTTAATTCCTTTTACCTTGCTTTCCATGTACGATTTCAAAAGGGAACATAAGGTATCTTCAAAATCAAGCGCCCAACTATTTAACTCATTTTCCACCGAATACCTCCCTTGCAATCTTTACATACTGTTGAATAATCTGTTGTTCCGCATTATACATAGGCATTGTGGCTTTGATACCGTGGGTATAACGCCATGTTTCGGTCTTATCGTCCCAATAGTACCAACCATCTTCAAAAGCGTGTATTTGCCCCGGATATGTTCCGACACCGAATCCAAGTTCCGGTGCTTTCGGATTCTCTTTGGAGTTATAAAAAATACCGGCTCCAAACTCTACCGCCAATAAAGTATAGAACGGTTCCCTATCTTCTGATTTTACCGTTTTTCCGGTCGCAATCAGAATCGCATTTGAGGTCATTAACTGTGGTGCTTTATCTACCCTTACCGTTATCGTGTTCCCTATTGGAGATTCCGATATTTGTTTTATTGCCACCGTCTGACCTTCCTGTGCAAGCCTAGAAACAAGTAAATCGCATTTAGCCTGTAAACTATCGCGGTACTTTTCTAATTCCTTTATGGCGGCTTGTATGGACTTAGTGGATAGTGTCATTGAAATAGTTTTCTTTGCCACGCAATCACCTACTTAATATTCTTCCGAAGCAAAAATAAATCTGTGGTCAGTCCTTCGTCTGCAACGCCTTTTACGATGTAATCTGCGGTTTCTGAATCCACTAATCCATCATCAGTGCGCTTTACTTCCGAACGTTTCCACACTACATCGCCGGCTTTCAGTGGCAAATATCCTTTATCCGTAACAAGCTGACAGTATGATGTGCTATCATCAATTCCAAATTCTTTCACAAGGGCTTCTGACAACTTATTGCTGATATTGGCTCGGAATGTCGTAGGTTCTGAAAACCCTTCAACTTCCTCGCCTTTTGGAATCTTGTTGCCTTCGGAATCTAAATAAGGTACAAAGTTTCCATCGGAATCCTTGTACCCTTCATAGACAATATCTCCATTTTCGTCAGTTTGTGGGATGAATACCCTCTGACCGGATTGAGAATACTTCATTTCCTGCTTGTTAATGTCAAGCATTGGTGTTTTCCTCCGGGATTCCGGCAACACTTGTCAGAAGCGATAACACTCCGGCAAGGACTGATGCAGAAAGAACATATTTCCAATCCACCGCGCCCATAAATGCCGCCGTTCCAATTCCGGCAATCGCCGCTTGTGCAACAGTCTTGATTGCTCGGATTCCGGCTTTCTTAGTCCAATCCTTCCAATTCCTCATGGCTTTTATCTCCTTTCCCTATATGAATCTCTTCAATCTCATGTTTCATTTTCGTAACCATGCCATTTCCACCTAACGCATGGTACGCATCATACATCTCACAGAAGTTCTGATAAGCATATGACGGTATTTCTCCGATTCTAGTGTACTTTGCATGGTATTCAATAAGTTGGACGCGCAAAAGGAGCATTGTTCCTTTACTGTTTGCATCCCTACTTTTCTTTTGCTGTTTAAGAAGCCAAACTATATATCCAAGCACTATCGGAAGTGCCACAAGATAAGTTTGAATCAAAATACTTTTCATTTGAATCTCCTTTTGGCGCACTGCCCACCACCGCTTAATGTGTGCCGCCTGCTAACATATTGCTGACATCAGCAAAATGCTAACGCACAATCTTCTTTAATTACATTGCTTTTACAAACGGAAACACTCCAACAAAAAGGCTTTCACGGTCTTTCCATGTCCGGCTCACACCGTTTTCGGAGAAACTTGCCATGTAAGCTTCGCCGGCTTGTGAGCGGTCGTACACTGCCAAATTGACCATAACGTTTTCAAACTTCTGAACATCACGATCAATCTGGTCTTGCGTGTACGTCTCTGGATAATTCCGTTTCTCGATAATCTCGTTTTTTGCCTGCTCCAAAAGTTGCTCAATCAGTGGGTTATCTTCCTTTTTGTCAAACACAACTTTGTCAGCCTTGGTGCCGGTATCGCTATCCTCGGTCTCTTCAATATGAAATTGTTTAAGCCGAATCTTGACTTGTTCAAGTAACGTGTATGACATAGGCTTATCTCCTACAGATTAAATTTTGCAATCAGAATTTCTTTCAGTTCCGCACCGCTTGTTGCTTGTGCATTTTCAATCCCTTGCTCTGCGGCAAGTTTTTGCAAGTCTGCGGTACTCATTCTGTTAATTTCGGTCTTTGTATACCCAACGGAAGATACCGGAGAATTACTCTCCGGCACCTCTTCTCCTGCGTTATACCATTTACCATTATGAATCACTATATATGGATATTTCATAGTTGCACCCCCTACTCTTCGCTATGAACCTCGTATACAAATGTGCTATCCATATTTTCATACGATGGAAGTACAACCTCGGATGCAAATGTTGACATCTTCATAGGTGGTCCATACTCTGTCTTTGTAGCAACTGTGATACCTACGCCATATGTTGTAACATCAACATTAGGTACCTGTCTTGCAGTTCTTTCTTCCGGCGTAGTGCCAAACCAAGTGCTGCCAAGGCTGCCTTCCGGAAGAAGTGTAACCTTGTTATCCGGGTAGAAATACTGCTCTTTGCCATCATCATCAATGTACATCTTATCGTAAAGCACGGTAGTGAGCTTTGCTCTCTTCTGCACTACTGAAATAACAGTATCATCGTCAACCTCAATAGTTGCTGTAAGGTTCTGTGCAAGGATTGAGTTTCTTATCTGCTCATTATCAAGCAAATACTGGAATGTATTGCTGTTCATAAGTGCATATTTAGCAATCTTGCCCTTTTTCTTTAATTCCTTTCTTCCATTGTTAAGGTCTGTAAGTGGCTTTGAATTAGCTGTATCGCTCCACATGCTTGTGCCGGACAGCTTTACATAGTGGTCTTTTGCGTATGAGCCGTCTTTGTCATAATCATAGGCATACTGAACGCCATCACTCACGATAGCAATTACGGGGTGTCCTGCATTTGTTGCAAGAAGTGACATTCTCATTCTTTCTGGTACAACTTCTGCACCTCTTACAAGGTTATTTGTATCGTCATACACACTTGATAAAGCACTTGCAAGGTATGGGTCGTCAGCAGACTGAATACGCTCAATTTCAAGCATTTCCTCTTCGCCTACTGTCATTCCCTCACGGAAAAATGCCATTTGCGTTTTTTCCTTGCTTAATCCGCCTCTAGCTCTAAGAGTTGGAATTGTGTCAAAGTTGGATGGTGCAAGTGATACTGGAAGTCCTTTATGTGTTTTAATCCAACTTAAATCAAGTCCCTGCTTCTTTCTTTCAGGAAACCACTGTAAACCAAGATAAGGTATCTGATTACTAGCGTTTTCTGTTGCCGATAATGCAATAGACTTACTGTCTAATACTTCATTAATTAACATCTGTTTACCTCCTGTTATTATTCAAATACAATCATTGGAAGAGCTGTCTTAACTGCTGCGTCATATGTAACGCCGGAATGTGCTTCCGCTACCTTTGTATTGAGATATGCCTTTTTAAGTGCTACTCCCTGTGGTCTGTCTTCTGTTACATCAAATCTTAAGATTCCGATTGCCGTTGCTGTATTATCAGCCACACCTGACTTGTTTACTGGTGTACCGGCCTTTACAATCTTCTTTCCATTCGCATCCTTTTCTGTTACCGCTGAAAAATCAAGTGTTAATGGGATTGCTTCATTAGGCTCTCTCTTTAAAATCTGAACATCTCCTGCGTATAAAGTCTTTTCATACTGCATATTCATTTCCTTTGCCATTTCTTACCTCCTGTTATTGCTGAATGTAATGTGATAAAACGTCATTGTTCTTAGGTGCGTTAGATATAAGGCCTTCTGCTATCTTTTCAGCATTTGTCTTATTGTCCGCACCATCTTTATTTCCGCCAGCCGGAATATCCTGATGTTTTGCAATCTCCTGTTCCTTAGCCTGTGCCGCAGCTGTTTCTTTTTCGGACATAATCTTGCCAAGTTCGGTGTAATCAAGGCTTCCATCATCTTTAACAACCGTCTTTGCCTGTTCAGCAGTAATCTTAAAATTAGTCATAGCTGCTTCCCTCTGGTCTCTGATAGCGTTAGATTTCTGTAAATCTGCTATCTGCTGATTAGCTGTATCTAATGCCTTATTTGCCTTTTCAAGCTCCGACATATTACCAGCCTGTATTTCATCAAGCTGCTTCTGTAAGCCATCTGCTGTGTCAGCCTTAGCCTTGTACTGCTTTGCCTTGTTTTTCTCGGTAGCAACTTCTGAATTGTTCTGATTAAGAAGATTTGTAATCTGTTCATCTGTTGCTTCTGGAAAAAGTTTTAATACATCTTCTCTTGTCATAATTACCTCCGTTAAACACACGCTTTTGTTACCGCAGGTCGCTCCTGCTGTGTTTTTCTGCTATTTACCGCATAGCTGCAAAATGTATAAAATAAAAGCAGCTACCGATTATTCGATAACCGCCTTATTTTGCTGATTATTATTAAGTTGATTAACTATCTCTTGTGCTTTTTGTTCTTGTGCTTCCACATCATCAATAGTCTTGTATATATTATCAAGATATGGTTTTGATAAAAGGAATGTCTTTTCTGCATCTCCCCATAAACCAACTGTCTTAATTGCTATAAGTGGATGTATGCCACTTTGAAGCAACACTGTAAGTGTCTGTGCTTTAGTGTACATATTGTCCTGCGGACTGTGATTTATTTGTACATCAAAATCTCTAACCGATAGTTTTAAGTCTTCTCCTGCAAGTCTTAGAATATTAAGAATTACTACCGCTAACCGCTTTTCGCACGATTTAACAATAGGGTCTTTCAGTTTTGCTCTTGTCTTAGAGAAATCCCATCCGTTTCTTAACTCGACCGCTCCTTGCGTATCTCCGCCTGTGTTGCCCTGTTTGTTTGGTATAGCCAATATAGATAATGTGTTATCCCACAAATCTTCTTTAGCAACTTGACATTGTGTCTGATTAAGCTCTTGTGTCATAATTTCGACATCCGACTTATTGTCCTTATTGATGGACTTAACTGTAAGAGCGTGGTTCATTTTCATTTTTGCAAATGTTTCTTTATCAACTTCGCAATTTACAAACTTAACCCAGTATTCAACAAATTGCTGTATACTATCCATTCTGTTAGACTGCATATTGTTAATAGCATCAAGCATGCCTACAACAAGCTCAATATCGGATATTCTTTCGTGATTATTAGGAAACTCAACGATAGGGATTTCACCATATGTATGTAGTTTTGCTTCAACTACTTTGCTGTCAACAATTCTAAAAGACATAGTGTCGGAAAATGCCATCTTATACCAGTTTTCATCCTCATCTTTAAGTTCTTGCACAACAAGCATAGGTTCTTCTGTGCTTTCATTGTAAACAACGTAAGTATTCATTGGTGTAGGTGCTACAATTCTAAACGGCACATCACCATTTTTAGGTTGAACCGCCTTAAAGGATGTTCCTGTTGCCGATTGCCATTCTCCAGCCTTAATGTCTTTTTCTTGTTTATTGGCATCTGCCATAAAATCATTAAGCGCATCGACAGCTTTATTGATAGTTTCATCATCTTTGCGGCTTATAAACTGAATCGGTTCGCCATATGTCTGTCCTACTTTGAATTGAACAATTTCATATGCGTGGTTTTCTACAATCTTATTTGTAATATCCTCGTTAGTTAGCTTATGTCTATATAATATTGGTTGGTCGCCTTTGTAATAATCCCACAGATACTTAATAACGGGCTTATTCCAGTTGAATATTCCAATTGTACTTCCAATAACCTTAACAACATTGTTAGCAGTTATTGTATCTACATTCGTGTATGCAATTTTTCTACCATAACAGCCTCTGACAAGGTCATGAAAATACTGTGTATTCATATAAATAAAACTCCACTACTGCAAGCGCGTTTTGGTATCGGCTTTGTTTCAATTTTGCCTGTTGCCACGCGATAAATCACAATATGATTGCATTTTTTACATTTACACGGATGGTCTATCGTAGATCTCCCATCATAATGTCCGGCAATTCTTCCACAATCCGGGCAATATATAGTTACTTTTTTCATAGCAACCTCTTTCTTGTAAATAAAAAACACTGCCGTTTCTGACAGTGCTTTTTACGTGTTATATGCTTTTGGGGGTTGTAGGAATTTGTTTTTCTACTCTTTTAGTATATCATGCAAGTTTTAGGAAATGTTGTGAAAGAGTGTGAACTATTGTGTACTTTTATGCACTCTTTTCAGAGTAAAGTTGTCCATAACGTCTTTCAAACTCCTGCAATGCTCTTTTCCTAAGTTTCATAATGTTCCTGTAGGAATATTTCATCTCAACGGAAATCAAGTTCCAATCTTTTCCATTGACATAATGTGATGAAAGCACGATATATACATCTGTATTATCCATGCTGTCAATTTGCGATATGATAATCCGTCTTTTATCAACCAATTCATCTACAAGTTTCTGAACCTCATTCTGTAAATCAACAATCTTCGATACCGCGCTCCCCATTTTATCGGGATTGCCGGATGATTGCACATCCACTTCTTTCGGAGATATGGATATAGAAGTTGCCATATCGGATAGCCTCTTGATTTCTTCCAGCTTATTTGCAATCGCATGGTCAATTCTGCTTATCTGTGAAAGATATTTGTCTGTTGTCATATCCTAATACCTCCTAAATGGGTTTACTGCCGCTTCTACCTTTGCCTGTGTTCCGCTTCGCATCTCGTTCTCAAACAAAGCAACTGAATCCGGTGCATCATCATGCTTTACTTTTCCACTTCTTGTCATGGTCGTAAGTTCTTTCATAAACTTGTAATATTGGCTCTGCCTGTCCATTTTCTTGAAATCTCGGAAATAATAATCACGAATGATATTATCTCTCGCATTTTCCATTCGAGTTATTTTGTTTGAACAATTAAACTTGAACCGTGCGCTACATCTCCCGCCTTGTTTTTTTACAATATCCATTACATCTCGACCAAAATATTCTCCGGCACTGTTGCTCTCAAATGTAACCGTCTTTACGTTGTGCTTAATAAGCATATTTGCGCATTCCGGCTTGGTAAACTGTGTTCCGGCATTATCAAACACTACATCTACAATATAAACCTCGTTGCCGTACACATAGCCAATCGGCATTGAGCAGCTATCTTCTCCCTTATCAGCACTGTCACAAGCCGCCATAATTGCATCTGGTTCTCGGTCAACAGGAAGTTCCTCAAAATAATTAAGCTCGTTCTCCGCAAACATTCGCCCTTTTGCTTCAAATGGTTCTTGTTGGAACTCTGCCGCCCACGTTTCTTCCGAAACAAGTTTTCTTTCCTTTTGGTAGTAACCGGTTGTGAATATCTTCCGCAATCCCTTTTTATCTTTTCGATAAATCTCCCAATTGCTTTCATCTGTGATCGGGTCAAGTGCCGGAATCGCAACTTCTTTCCATCGCCATTCCAATTCATCAGCTTTATTTTGTAAAGCCGTAATCGGGTCATACAGGCTGTATTTCGTTCCCTGTATGATAATAGGTGTTCCCTCTAATCGTCTACCAAGAACATCATCTGTTACTTTCTCGCAAAGGAACTCCAATCTATCTCTATTTCGTGCTTCCTCATGGTTTTTAACGCAGTCATCAATATAGACAAGCACATTTGCTTCGGTACATCCTACGATTGCACCATCAATAGGTCTACAGGTAAATGTCGGGAAGATATTTTTGCTTTTAAGGTCGATTGATAGGTTTTCAGCACTTTTATAGTCCTTTTCGCCTATCTTTGTTGCTTCCGGGAAAACACTTAAGAATCTATTGTACGTGCTTTCGGTTTCAAAACCTTGCAATAAACCGCCATAAAATCGCTTAACAAGTCCTTCGCCTTTTCCGACACCAAATATACTTCCGTCTGGGTCACGTCCACCCATCATCTGTGCCAATTTTAAGCCGCCTGTGGTTTTTCCTGTTCTTTTCGGCTGTGATACGGACAGAAAATCCAATTTTCCATCGTAAATCTCCTGGTATGCTCCGACTACAGGTTGTAGCACTTTTCTTCTCGGGAAATAAAATCTTTTCCATGGATCCTTTTCATCAATTTCAATGTAATAAAAAAAGCTGTCCACAAGATAGGCTGATTCATACATCAAAACATCGTAGAATTGTTGAAGCACCTTGTATGTCGTATCATGTTCCCCGGCATACACTTCTAAGTCTGCAACTCTACCACCTGTATATTGCTTGACATAGCTTGCTATAAGTTGCTTTGCCCTTGCGGATATTTTCAATCCATAATCAACATCATGCTCTGTCCTTAAGGCAACCGCTACGGCTTGTATGTATGCATCTATTACCTGTTCATCAACGCCTTTTCTCTGTATGTAGTTTTCATATCCATTTACCGCATTGATTAACTGCTTTGAAGCCAAATAAAAAGCACCTCCGCAAAAGCAGAAGTGCCTTGACCTCTGCCTATAACTGTTTTAGGGTAGCGACTAACTCCGTTTGTTAGCCGGTAATATCACTTAATCAATATCTGCAATGCTCTCTACAAAGCAGTTGTAGTAGATATATCTCTTGCCATTAAAGTCAAACTTGACATATCCACCATCGTTTGTACTAAGGTCAATTTTGCCTTTATATGTTGCAAGTTCTTTACCATCTGCCGTATATATAGTAATGGTTCTCTGCATACCGCCATTTGCATCGCTTTTCATGTCTACCACAAATCTGTCCCACGATGCACATCCGGTCATTCCTAAACACAATGTCAATCCTAATGCAATTGCTATAATTTTCTTCTTCATAATCTTGCCTCCCTAAATTCTTGCAACTACGTGTTCTTTTGCAATTTCTTCTTTTTCCGGGTCGTAAATAACCGAACCGTTTTTATCAGTCTTATTCTTATCAAATTCGCAAAAAATTTTTATGTATGGGTATCTCAATGGCGTGCAGTCAGCATGGAAATCAAGATTATACACTCCCTTCTGCCATTTTCCATTGGCATAAATCTTTGTGTAACCGCCTTTTCTTGTTTTGATTATGATTTTCGAACGTGTTTTCTTCATTTCTTATTTCCCCACTCAAATCCAAAATCAGAACGCTTGATTTTGCATCTTGGCTCTCCATCAAGCCAGAATACAATGCCCTCAATATAATGATCTGATAAATATTTCTTAATTCCATCAAATGTTCTTTCAACATTTATGGTTACCACTCCGCGTTTTACTATCGTATCAGATCGTAAATTATATGGATTTCCTTGAAAATGAACTCCAATCGCTTCATAAGTGCCATCTTGCATTTTGGGATAAATAAACTCTCTGTGTTCGCTTATTTTTCCACCTGCAAATCCGCTATTAGTGGTTTCAATTTTTCCGGCATCAATAGTGTTCTTGTATGCTTCAATAAACCATTTATCTTCCGGTTTATTTTCGTCAACCTTCACCCAACATGGCAAGTGACCGGTTATTGGATCCGGTTCTTCTTGACACTTAATAGCACCTTCCGGAATCGGTTTACCTCTTTTCGCATCATAACGCTTATAAAATTCTCCGTTTATGATCGCGCAACATGAACCATCAACTTTCAAGGTTGCTACGCCTTCTCCTTTAAGCACCCACTCCATGCCTTTGGTAACATTCGGAAGAATGTCTACGATTTTATGATTTTCATATACTCTCTCAAACAATGTTGGTATTTTCTTCATTTCCAATGCACCTTGAACCCTTTCTTTTTATACTCCTCTACGGCTTCTTTAAGGCTCATATCGTCCTCATACTTTTCATTCAGCATAATCACCACATTGCCTTTTTCGATGCCGTATATGTTGCAATTTGCAAGTTTCTTAGCCGTTCCAAGGATAGCTTTTGCCTGCTTTCGGCTCATTTCATAGGTTTGGGTTCCCATATTAACTGTCATTTCTCATACCCCCCCCTAATCATTCCTAGCAGCCCTGCACACACGAGTATTGCATCTCCTTGAATATCTAATACGCATTACAGAATCATGTACAAGGTCTTGCATATACCCTCTTTCCAAAATAGTTTTCGATATTCCTCTTGCTTGCTTGATACTATTGAGTAATGGCATGTTTAAATCTTTTCTAAAGTGCTTAAAGTACGAAAAGAACCATTCTCTTTGTGCATATTTTATATTGTGCCTTATTCTGCTATCTAATTGCAGACAATGAAGCATTTCTTTAATTCTGATCATTTCTCATAAACTCCTCAAAATCTTCCATACATTTATAGCACAAGTCGTATGTGGTATTTAAAGCGCCATTCCTTGTAATGGAATTTTCGCACAGTATGCCTTTTTCAATTTCAGCACCGCACCTATCGCAAGTGCGCCATTCTTTTTGATGTTTCATATGAACCACCCTCACTTATCACATTCGATTCCCGGAATGAATGTTCTTTTACCTATACAAGCATCTTCAAAAGTCGTAGTTTCTATTGAACATCCGCAACTAACCGGGTCTAATGGACAATTTTCATGATTAATACATGTGCATAAAATTTCTTTTTCCTGCTTCATCATTTCACCAACTTTCAAACTAACCCTAGCATGCATAAAATATCAAGTTCCGATATTTCTTTTGCACCCTCTCTTGTGTGCGCAAGAATTTCTTCCGTCGAGCATTTTTCCATATCGTTGCACTTACTCTTATCAAAATTTCTCGAAAAACAGTAATGTAGACAATACCCATATCCGACTCCAAGTATAGTACCATGAATACTTTTACAGACAACATTGTAATTTTCTGTTTTTAAAATATCATGTTCTCCATCTAAGAAACATTCTTTTCCGTTGTTATCCATTTTCTTTTTGAGATATTCAAGAAAAATTCTCATGTCTTTTTCTGAATCGGAAATATACAAAATAGAATCCTTCTCTCTGTCATCAATTATTTGTTTCGATTCATTACCACAGTGTTCATACATATTACGTCAACCTTTCTAAGCACCGTTCATAAACATATTTCCAAAATGCAAATCATTTAGTGCTTTTTCTAATTCGTCTTTGTACCGAAATGGGCTTAAAGGGCTTTTTATTTCTTCCCTCAATATAGGTGCCATATTGTCTATCAAAATGTCTTGTGTAGCGCTTGCACAATTTTGCGGTGGCAAATCCGCTAAAGCGCATAACTCCATTCTTTTATGATCACATTTTTCAGATTTTGGGCAACTTTTACATTTTTCTGCTAATTTACTTAAAGGTTCTGCCATTACTACACCATTTTTCTACCACAGATAGGGCAATAAGCTATTTTCATTACCATTTCAACATTCATATCTTTACTGCTACACACCGCAAAGGGCGGACATTTATTCAAGTCGCATGTAATTACAGGTTTATTTGACAACTTATCAATCTTAAATTTGCCATAATGTGTTATGACAGGAAATTTTTCCTCGCAAAATTCACACATATCACACCAACTTTCTTCCGCAGATAGGGCAAAAATTAATTTTTACGGCTCCTGCAACCTCTTTTCCATCGCTATTGTCGAAAATCATGTTATTTTCAGCTCCAAAAATGACTAAATTTCCTTTACAATCAATGATTTTCTTTTTATTCCGACAAAAATCACACATTCTTACGCCCCCAATCATAGCAAAAATCGGAATCCTCGTGAGATTCCGTGTCTTTTGTTTGATATAAATATTCCACAATGTTTTATCATCAAATAGCGGCACAGGGAATCGAACCCTGTCAGACAAAACCATGCCAACAGCTTTCAAATCTGCAATTTCTAATCACGGAAGGGTTTTCTGTTTCCAATTATGCCGCTACCATCCATAAGTCTCCCATCGACCGGAACTATTGCAGTAGCACCCGACTAAGTGGAGATAAGGAATTGATGTGGCGAGGATTTGAACCTCGCAGAAAAGATTTACTTCCTCATAATGTCCCTGAGAAATACTTTCTCTGTATTGCATTTTGCAATAGACATTTCATAGTGTTTACCCATTCCGCCACACATCAACGCCCTATTTAGGGCAAACGCAGTGTGCAGGATTCGAACCTGCAAGGCGAATAAACGCCCGACCGGATAGCAACCGGCTCCAATTCCATTATGGGAACACTGCTTGATTGCAGAAACAGATACTATGCAACAGTTAGTCGGCACCTTCTAATAGGGACAGGCGTTATGATTTTCTGTTGTTTATCGGTAGGGTGCTTCCCGGCTGTTTACCCGACTTGTACATTTACGAAGCACCTTGCGCCGCTACCGTATCTTACGCTCTATTTTTATTTCTGCAAGTGGGGAAGAGAGGAATTGAACCTCCATCGTTTATACCACTTGGGAACTGATTTACAGTCAGCCGCAACACCGCCAATCGTTGCCGCTTCCCCAGAACCGCCACAAGACGGTTAGCAATATGTTTTACGTGCTATGCGTTACACGATCATGTGCCGTTGGATAGATGCATGATAGAATACCACCGGACGGTCTCGCACCGTCCTTAACAGAATCGTCCTAGTGGCGAAAGGAGGAACCCAAATGCTTGAATCACTCAACCAAGGGTTCAAGTACGTATGGAAAACATACGTGGCTACATGAAACGTCAGCATGCAACCAATTAGGCTACCGGGATTCGAACCCGGGAATACAGGAATCAAAATCCTGTGCCTTACCGTTTGGCGATAGCCCATCATTTCCAAATGACCATAATATTCATTGCAAAAATCGCGTATGAAAGCAAATACCCCATTGCGTTTGAATTGTCTGTCTGCTTTACCTGTCCTCCCATAAGTCCAAGTATTACAAGGGCATCTATCGCCGTAGCGATTATATTTAAAATCATATCAATATCCCCCATCCTCAAAGCTGTGTTCCTGTTTGAATCGTTCCATTTCATTTACGCTCATGCCAAAAAGCCCAGCAGATTCATCAGAATTCGTATGTTTGAAATATTCGCCCTGTTGTGGAAACATGAACCGGAACATAGCATAATTCGCAACGTCACACAGGTATTCAAGATTCCCAGTCTCTTCAAACTTGGCAAGGCACATTTTCAAGCTTTAAACCGCATCCACATTCCCGGAGGAAAAGTTCATTCTTGCTGGTCCGTATTTGTAATATGACTGTTCAATCAAACCTTTTCGCTTTTCATCAAAAGCTGTGGAATACTCGGTTTTCATCAATGCTTCATTCATTTCTGTTTCCCCTGTTTCTGTTCCCAGAAATCGCATGAATGGCTGTATTCAACGAAGTCAGCGGCATAATCGCTTTCGTCATTCACGCAAACATAGCCGTTTGTTTTGTCGTATGAGCCATATTTACATGTGCCGCAACATTCTTTGCACTCTACCATTACACATCGCCCTCCGCCCTGTGGTTTGCTCTTTCAATGTCAAACCCTTCTGGGTAACGCGCCTTAAGCTTGTCTACATTCATCTGCATGATCTCATCAAGGCTCCATCCGAAGGATTCACAAAGCATTGCAAGATACCAACAAACATCGCCAGCTTCTTTCTTTGCATGGTCAATATCAAGCTGTTTCTCGTGGAAAATCCATTTTTTAATCATGTCGTTGAACTCTCCAACCTCACCGGATAACCCAAGGCAAGCATTAAAGATACCGCCAAGGTCATAATCTTGCAACGCAGATGCGATATTGTTATTTTTGCAAAATTTAAGCAAATCGAATTTATCCGAAATTCTTTCTGTCGCTTTGCGATCATTTGTCCGCATGGCTAATTTCTGATACTCGTTTCCGGTCATATATCATTCTCCTGTCCGAAACACTCTTTTTTTTAAAAAAATTTTTGGAAATGTAGTTGCGATTCGCAACGTGAAAGTGAATTGTTATAAATTTATTATAGCCTATTTACGATGAAAGTCAATGGGTGTTGTAAGTGGCTTTTTATTTTTTGAGGTATTTAAGGGACTTAGTAGCCGCCCGGTGGTCTTTCCGTCAGACCCCCTCCCCATCCTTTTCTTGCAAACATGGAAACATAAAATGTTTTCCGTTTCGTTCTGTTGTCATTGTGTGAAAATCAAATTGTTTTAATACAATTCACGTCATACCCTTGCAACTATTCGCAAAACCTAACTTTTCCGAATAGTTCACGAATAGTTAAAACGCTACACCCCTTGATATTACTGCATTTGCGAATTGTAGAATAATCACACACAATTTAAACCGTATTATTTGCCGCTGCATCCGTGAATTGTGTATTAATTGCGTGCAATTCTTGGCTCTTTTTCTCGTCCAATCTTGGTAGCTCCTGCGCTGTGATTGCCTTGCGTTGTGTGGCATTATCGCCAATTCCTGGCTGATTCATGCCGAATTCGTTATTCCCCACGAACATAGTCCCCACAGGGCTGTTGGAGTCATACGCACGATCAAGGATGCAATCCTTACGAGACCGCTGCAATTTTTGCCACATCTTGAAAGTCAGCGAACTTGGTTCATCACTAGCCCATATATCCATTGTGTTCGTTGGTATATTACAAAAATAACTAAATGCCACTGTACTTACCAACTTGCTATACACATTGGAGATATATATATAATAATCACAAAGTTTATATAATGCCTCTCTGTCGTATCTGTTACAGTTAGTCGGTATAGTTCCATTGTTAAGAGGACTCAAGCTCTTGTCCTTTAATACTTTCGTATCCGGGAATAAATGCATACCAACATACTGCATTACAGCTTTCCATTGTCTCTGTCCAGCCTTTAACAGATCATCGATGTGAAATTCTATACAAGCGTTGTCTATTAAGTCTTGCACAGTTGATGTGTATATTTGTACTGTACCTAGATCCACTATAAGTCTTGTAATATCTACACTCTCTATATCCTGCATATATTCCACACCTCCAATCTGTTAATCTCTCTGCTTTTGGTATACACTATTTCCGGGTTTAAAGTCAACCCCCAATTTTTTAAGGTGGTATTATATACTTACGCCGCGCGTGTGCGCGGATATACACTTACAATAAACCTATAGGCTTTATATACAGTGTATTATTATTAATTTAAAAGATTAAGAAAAAGATAGAGAAAGAGAACATAGTTCTGAAAAAGCGACGTCAGACGATTGTGTCGCCTTATGTCAGACGATTGTCAGACGATTTTTTGCAAAAACTGATACTATTCTATCATTTTTGGACTTATCAAAGACCTAATGAACCTAGCCTTGTTTATAAAAATTTAAGAAAAGTTTTATAGTTCGTTTACGATTTTTCGGAGATTTTGTAAGATATGCCCGGACACGTTGTTGATTTTGGACATGGCAAAAAAGAAAAGGCAGCCGGAAAACTGCCCTTGTCCAATCTTTTATTTATCCTGTTTATCATCCTCGGTCGGAATCACTGACCAACCTTTATAACTATATCCGGGGCGTTGCCCTTCTGGAAGTGTCCCAAGAACCGATCTTTTAACGCGGCTCAACCCCGCAATTATATTAAAAAATTGCTTGCTGTCCGGCTCTACTCCAAAATATTTATTGCAATTTTCCCTAAGCCAAAAGGACAGGGAGTGAATATAAAAGTGCTCTCCCTCTGGGCTTACTAAATGCCAATCTATCGCCGCCCTGTTTGTTTCAAACCGTCCGGATTTCGGACTGTTCTTTGCGGCTTCTGTAGCTTTTCGCTGTATTTCTGTATTTCGCGGATTCGCGCGCCTTGTTTCTGACATCCTGCGCTTGCTCTCTTCGGAGCGCTTTAACCCCGTATGTGTTTGGCTCACCACAATTTAGGTGCGAGTGATTATTTCATTCCATCTACCTACAAAGATGAATCCGGAAAAGAAAACAAGTGCTACAAAGTAACCAAGTTAGGATGTGATTTTCTTGCGAACAAATTCAACGGAGAAAAAGGCATCGTATTTACTGCCCGATACGTGAAACGTTTTACCGACATGGAGAAAGCCATAAAGAAACCACAGGCGGCATTGCCGAAAAATGATGACCTATTTGCAGATTGTTACATTTCAAAACAGCAATTGGACGCATCACGCGGAGCGTGGTTCAGAAAAAATAATTGGAAATTAAAAATTATCATGGAACAGTTTGGGTGGACGAGAAAATTTTTATATCACAAGATTCTCGTGGAGCTATCTGACATTTACGACTTAGAACTTGAAGAAAAGTTCTATGTGCAGAGGTTTGGCTATAGACCAGAGTACAAATTGGATTTGTTGGATGGCAGTAAAAGCCTTGCCAGACTTGCGACAGGATATATCAACTATTTATTAACAGAAGAAGGAGACTACTAAAATGGATGAATTTATTAAAATTGTATGTTCAAGTCAGCTTGACAATGAAACCGGAAATGCCTTTGTTGAATACTTCTCTCCCTTAACGGAGAAACTAAAAGGGTTATTAAGTGAAAATTTATATTCAGAGTTCGAGGAACTGCTTTTTAGTTGCTGTGCAAAGAATAATGATTTTTACATGACGGAAGGTGCGAAGCTCGCTATAGAAATAATGAAAGGTTCTTACATTCCGAAAGTCTGACACAAATCCGGCGGCGATTCAAACCGCCGGATTTATTTTTGCCCTAGCGCAACGATGTTTTCTTTCGTAAAAATCAAAGACCGCGCCGCATAGTCACTTTTGCTCAACTCTTCTATCAGCCTTTCCCTAGTCATTTCCGGATTTGTCCGGCGCACATACTGTAAGAGTTCTGAAATTTTATCCATTATGCAACCTCCATAAGTTCAATCAATAGTCTGTCTGCAATTTCAAATACTTCTCTTCCGTATGTAGCCAAGAAGTCTGCTACAATTTCCTCTGTATCAATATCCATGTATACATTATACGAAAGACAGAACGCATGACATAATTCGTGACATAACACGCGATCAAGGAATTTTCCGCGTAGATCATCCGCAAGATATATCGTTTGCGTATCCCTGTCGGTCATGCCTACTGTCCTACTACCATCACTTCTCTGTAGCATATCGCTGCAACGCGATACTTTGACCAAATTCCACATTTCATTGTTTATCGTGAACAAATTTACCACCTCGCAAACAAAGAGGGCAAAATGCCCTCTCTATTACATTTTAGTGACAAGAGTAGTCAGCTTTGTCTTGGTCAACTGTTTCTCTTCCGGGGACATACCGGAAAACAGCTCTGCCACATCTTCTGAAAGAGATTTCATGTACTTTTCAAGCTCTTTCATCTTTGCGTCCTTATCTTCCGGTGAATTTCCGTTATGCATTTCCTTTGTCTCCATGTAACTTCTCCGACTCATACCGGCTCTGCCCTCTCTTGCATCGTGAGTACCGGTACTCATGCCGTTATTTCCGCTCATAGGCTCTGAATAATACATCTTTCCCATACTCATTCTGTCAAGGTCTCTCATTCGCTCTGCATCCGACATATTTTCCCATTCCCGGTAATCTTCCGGCATCTGATGATAATATGGAGGTTCTACATATCCTCTGCGTGTTCCACGTCCTTTCGGTGCGAATCTGCCATTTGCATAGCGGTAATGGTCGTAAAATCTTCTGTCTGGATAATCCTCGTACTGTTCAAGCATACGCATAATATCCTCGTTATTTTCAGACTTTTTCATTGCTTCAACAATGTTATAGTCTTTGTCAAAGCATACGATATTCTTTGCAATCTCTGTCCAATCCTTGAGATCATCAAGGTTTTGTCCTTCAAAATTCTCGATTCCGATGCCGTCAACGTGGGCTTTCACGCAATCCATAATCTGTTTCGCAAATTTATGCATAATATCAAGCCTCCCTTACTGCAATCAAATTACTGTTCTGAACCTCGATAGCCTGCGTGGATGTATTCTGCACGGCTACGGTACTGCAACAACCACAAGGTACATCAACGTATGCCTGTGAACTAATATTCTGTAAATTTTGTGCTGCGGCTGGCGTTACGATCATCTTTGTTGACTGCAAAGGCTCTCCATCAACCGCGATTGCAAGCGAAATCTCTCCAACTGTGCCGCCTGTCGGGATCTGAATGTTTCCGGAATACGATACCAAAAATCTAGCTTTGCACTGATTGGTGATACCTCTTAGCTTTACAATTCCGCTTCCCTGTCTGTGTACGATACATTTTGTTCCGTTTACTGCTGTTTCTGTGAATGCAACATCTTCTCCAGCAGCAACGGTTTGTAATGCAATTCCTGTTACTTCCATTATTTTTACCTCTCTTTCACAAAATAAGGGCAAACATTACAGTCTGCCCTTTGATTGTAAGTAATACTGCATAGCAGACATGATCGAGTTAAACTCAATTAAGATACTCAATTATTCAGTTTTAGCAGTTACATCCTGTGTTACATCCGCATCCATATGCATAAGCATTTGGGTTAGGTACAACATATGCCGGAATAGCAGACGGATTTACCGCATTGATAATCTGCTGTGTCTGAGCCGCCATCTGAGTTGTAAGCAGTGCGCTCTGACGATCCTGTGAAGCTGCTCTGCGAAGGTCGTTATTTTCTGCCTGTAAGCTAGAGATTTTCTCATTGCAGAGATAATCAAGAATAGCGCGTGTTCCTGCGTTCTGACTGTCGATAATGTCTCTTGTGTTGCTGTTCATGGTGTTCTGCAACGCGCAAGTGTTCTGTGCCATGTTGTAGTTTACGCCTTGGATAGCTTCTCTTGTTTCACAGCAACAATTAGCAAGCTGTGACTGTAATGCGTTTGTATTCTGCATATTAGCGACTGTATCGGCATTGATAGCCTGCTGAATACCGAATCCGGTCTGCAAAATGTTTGTGTTGATGCCATTCATGCCGGTTTGCACTGCATAGAATCCGTCACAAAGTCCGTTTGTAATTCCGTCAAGTTTTGACACAACCGCCTGATTATCAAATCCACGCTGGATTTCGCTTCCGACACCACCATTCATTCCGTTTCCTCCGAATCCGTTACCGAATCCACCCCATCCGAAGATGGCAAAGATAACGATAATGAACCATAACCATGAGCCTTCTGCGCCCCATCCATTGTTATTTCCGTTTCCGTCAATGTTCGCTACAAGCGGAACGGATGCACAATTACCTGTGTTAAACATAGAATTTACCTCCATAATTCATTTTTATATACATAATCTTGCAAGAATTAGTATCACATTCCTAATTGGCTTTTAAATGACTCAAAAGCCTTATCTGCGTCAATCCCCTTTTCTTTGCACAAATTCCTAGCCATCTGCTCAATGCCTTTGGAATCTCCCTTTTGTGCCATTTGCATAGCATTGCGCGCCATAGGGTTGCTCATTACGCTGTTGTTCCCCATCATTTGTTGTAAAAACTGCTGTGGGTTTCTCATTCCCTGTAACATCTGCATAGGATTCATTAAGACTCACTCTCCTTTTGTGTTCGTGAAGATTTTCTTTGCGTTTGCGAAGATAACTTATCTTCCAACTCTTCCATCTTTCCAAACAAGCAATCTAATTTGTCAGTAATAGCCTTTGTCGCATCATCAGATAGCCCTATTTCAATTCTTTTATCATCGCTTGAAGAATCTGCCATCTGCTCATTGAAAGGCTTATAAACGGTCTTTCTGATTGTTCCATTGGCATCCCATTGTTTTGCAACGATTGCGCTCATGTCCTGCATTGGGAAAAACGCAACGCTTCCATCCATAGGTACATCATTCGCCATGATCGCCGATTCCGACTGTACTACCTTTCCTTGGATTCCAAGAAACTGCGGTTGCATCTGCGGAATCTGTGGCTCTGGTTGTTGGAACCTCTGCATTGGGTTATACTGATATGCGGCATAGCTTGGGTTTGGGTTAAATGCCATATTCTGATTTTGCATTTGATACATTCTCTTCCTCCAATACTTCCTTGATTGCGTGTATCATCGCTGACTGATACACAAGCGGAACCTTTGACACATCTTCTCTTATTAAGATTTTTTCAAGAATTTCATCCGTAAATAACATTCCGCATCCCTCCTATGCTTATATTTTTGCATAAAAAAATGCGGTTTTTCCGCAAAAAATAAGCAGAAAAACCGCACAAAAAAAGAACGCCAACAGCGTTCCAAGTCTACCATTTGCAGAAAAGAATCTAAAGCACTTGTGCAGACTCCTTTCTTTTGTGTTCAGTTTTTGAGTACCATTTTGAGTACCAATTTTTTTAAGACGCCGCAAACACAGTGTTTATGCGACTTTTAAAACAGTCCGTACGGGAATCGAACCCGTGTTTCCGCCGTGAGAGGGCGGCGTCTTAACCGCTTGACCAACGAACCGTGTATTATACTATCATAGCACAGGCCATGCGTCAAGTACTTTTTTCAGAAGCCTGGTTATTGTTCCCCTGCAAGCAGTAACAAGACTTGTACTTTCTTTCCCATATGTATATAATTTGTATAAAAGCAACTCAGGAGGACATCAGAA